AAGCGATTTACCATGTGCTTGATTTGGTCTTCGGTCATCTGTCACCTGTTGGTGATGTTTCGATTTCTGCCCTCCGATGAGGACACAAGTCGGAACATCAGAAGCCGGGCGATCGGCCCGGCCTCCGGCATTCTATCGGCGCAATGATCAGCACAGCGGATCGAAATGAGGATGATGAAGGCGCAGGCTCTGGCCGGCGGTCTCGAGGCTTTCGTCGTATTCCGGCTTCAGCAACCCGATGACGCGGAAGGCGGCTAGAACATAGCGATCGACCAGATGGCGGGCAGCACCCCAATCCATCCGGAACGGCGACATGAAGATGTCGATGACGACGCCAGCGACAGAGCGAGGCATTTCATAGACGATATCGACTGCGACGGAGACGACACGGCCGATCGAAATCAGGCAACTGATGGCGGAGAGCGCCAGGTAAGCGATGATGCGCATGTGATCCTCTTTGAGGGTGGTGCGCGGTCCGGACCGACCCGGCGGCCGAGCGGTTGGGTGATGAGACAACTCAAGTGTGTCGGTACATTTGGGTTGAAAACTCAAGTGTGAGCAGGACGGCGCCCCGGCCTCACTGACGGGGAACCTCACCTTTGACGCTGTGGGAGCGGAGCCCATCTGGGCGACCGCGCCTCCCTTGCGGGACCGCAGCAAGAATCGCGGCCTTTCGGCCCGCCGCCCTGTTCGTCATTCCGCCGGCGTGAAGTCGACGAAATAGTCTTTCCCGAGTTCGAACTGGTCGACCGCCGCGGGATTGGTGATCAACATCTTCAGTTCGCCTGATGGCGTCGCTTTCGACCATTGCCGGTTGGGTCCATCCTGTTCCCAGACCGGGACAAGCCTGATCTCAGCTGCTGCATGGTCGGGGGTGTGGCTGAAGTTATGATTGATCTGCATGCACTTGAACTTCGCTCGTACGCTCATTGCGTCTTCTCCTTGATTTTGCCCTGTCGTCGGGCCGCGATTTGGCCGATGGCGGCCGAATTTCGTTCCGCAAATTCAACACATTCCCGAAAAGAGATGACTCCCCCATAGGAAAACTAAGTTGCGCCCGTATTCGAGGGGCTGCGCTCCGCTCACCTTGCAACCCTAATACGGTCCCTAAAGTGCCTCTCAGAGCGGCTTTGCGAGCCCGCCAGAGCGCGTCGAGGATGTTGAACGGCTCATTTGATGTCGAACAGCGCCCGCGCGTCTGTACGCCTCTGTGTGGCGCTGTGCGCATCTCGCTCTTCTCGCAATCATCTCGCAAACGCAACATGGCCGTGCCTCATGGCATCGCACCGCACCATGCAAGCCTTGCCCCTATGCCATCGTGCTGCAGCTCGACGCGTGGTCGCGGATGCCGGCCAAGGCCGAGGCGTGGCCAACGTGCGCGGTGCTCTCCTGGTGCTGGTGCTCGACGCATGGTGCAGGTCTAGGCGTGGCGTCATCGTCGCATGAGCTGTGACCATGCATCGAGACGCAAGGCTGCTGGCCTGGTCTGTGGTGGCGTTTGTGTGGGGGTTGCTGGGCGTGATTTGCGCCTCTGCCCCGATATGACTCTATTCGGCTCGACGTGTCAACTGAGGGTGCTTGGCGCGAGGCTGCCGTCAGGCATGCCGCAGCGACCTTTCGCGCGCAGTCTCTGGGTTATTAGTTATATTATATATCTCTACGAGGGTGCGGCTATCGCCGCCCCTTGATATAACTTGTTTTTTTCTCAACAGCTGTTGAAGCTAGAAACTGGGGATTTCCGCGTTTTTCCGCACTTTTTCCGCAGGTCGGTGACGACAGGGGCAAAGCACACTATTTTCCCCGCATTGCGTTGGCGGGCTGCAGCAGGCAGTTTCCGCGTTTTTCCAGACATTTTCCCGAACCATTCCGGGTTTTTTCCGCATAGTGACACCCACGGGCCAGGCAGTGAAAGCACACTATTTTCCCCGCATTCGGAAAAGTTCCCGCGAGCGTGCATTTTGACCGTTGCCGACCTGCTATCAGGCCGAAGCATCCAGCATGAAGAAAAAACCGTTTTGCGGTGTTTATTTGCATTTTCCTGCTTGCATAAACCGTATTTCGTGCTATTCTCTAAACATCGAAGTGGACACAGAGAAACGAAGCATCGAACCCCAAAGTCCTCGATTGTGAGGCGACAGAAAAGGCTAAAACCATGACTTACGAAGACGCCATTGAGTGCGATTCGATCTCTCTTTCCGAAGCTCTCCATGAACTGACAAAGCACTTCATCGTTGCCGATTTCGAAGGCGACGAGATCTTTGATTGCGTGTCGGGCGAAACCATCGCCTGGGGCACGGACGGCCATTTCAAGGGCGCCGACATCCTCGCTTGGCTGGGGTATTGAGCCATGACCGTCAACCCGCGCTCACCTTACCCGCGCTTCTTCAAAACCCCAGAAGGGCGCCCAGTCAGCATCAAGACGATGGGGAAGGCGCTTCGAGCGATCCGCGCCAACCCTGATGCAGAATACCCCGGCTGGGAGTGGTATCCAGTGCCCGGTCACTTCATTCTCAGTTCGTTTCGCGACGGCATGCACGACCGCATAAATCTGAGGGCGAGCAAGAACAGCTGATTTCAGGGCAAGCGCCTGCGGGCCCTTATCCGGCAATCAGGCCGGGGACGATTGTGTCCCGACAGAAAAGGAGTCATCACCATGCGCATTCTCATCGCTTCCGCCATCGCCCTCATGTCCAGCCAGGCCTTTGCGGCTGATCTCGCAGCGCAGTTCGATCAGGTCTGCAAGTCGCCCGCGGTCAAGTCCGACAAGCTGGTCAAGGCCTGCGCCGACAACGCCATGCCGGACGCCATCAAGAAGGGCGATCGCTTCAAGGCCGTCGGTATTGGTGCCGAGGTCAACACCCTCGCGGCCAACCTGAAGTTCTTCACCGTCGCCGCCAAGTGACATCGAGGGGCGGCCATGCGCCGCCCATCCACCATCGAGCCAGGAGCGGCAACCATGCCCAAGAAAGAATATATCGTCGTTGAAAATGCCGGTTACGAAGGCGAGCAGGATATTCGTCGCTTCAAGACCTATCGTGAAGCATGCGCCTTCTTCGACAGGCAATACGACGAGGAAGACCGGGAGCGCATCCACCCTGAAATCGCTGTCGAGATCGATGGCGAACGCACATACGAGATTTGACCATGGCCATCGTCGTCAGCGTCGATTTCCATAACCCGAACCCCAACACGATCTGGAACCGGCTTGCTGCAAAGCTTGGCCGAGAACCGACCAAAGCCGAAGTCATCGCAGAACTGCGCCGCATCATCAGCGACGCTCGCGCCTGATCCACCATCAACCCAACAGAGGAGTCAGCACATGTTCACGCACCACGAAACCCGCCACGAAGCGCAGCACAGAGGCAAGCCGGGCAAGGTCCGGCGGAATGACCGGCGGGCAGTCATAGCCCGCAAACACGCCTTCATGATAGACGTCTTGAACGTCCGTCACTAGCCGCTCTGTTACCGGTCCTTCATCGGACCGGCTTCACGGCAGTTAGGCCGACCTGGGGCAATTGTGCCCTGATATGAAAGGAAACGACAATGTCAACCGTCAAGCAGCTCGCAGGCGAGCTTTACCGCGCTCTTGAACCGAAAACGCGAGACAATGGGGATATCTTTTACAGCCTGAAAGAAGGCTCTCCGGAGTGGATGACGGACGCAATTCGCGCCGCCCATGATAGCGCCAATATGCTGCCGGACGACTGGCGCTATGAGCGCATCCACGATGCAGCCGCCGCTATCGAGGATGCCGACGACATCGCGGATGCGGGCGACGAATTCGCCGACGGAGTTGACGTCTACAATGCCAAGCTCTTGGCCTGGGCCGGTTCGCACGCCTTTCGCGTGGCCTATTGCGACGACGCCATGGACGAATTCGGCAAGCCTGAGAGCCTCGCCCAGCTGCTGCAGTGGGGCCAGATGACAGAGCGCCGAGAGGTGTTCGACCAGTTGGCCGATTTCCTCGCGTCGATCGCTGACGACGACAGCAACGACGAAGACGAAAGTGAGGGCTGAACCGATGGCATATGTTCTCGGAATTGGCGATATGCTCGACGCGCTGGACCAGTGCGACCACCCTGAAGCCCGCGCTTTCATCGTGGAAGCGGAACAGCTCGCTAATCGCATGGCGGCAGCGATCTGCAGCGCAGTCGATGGCGTGTCCTGCAGCGCTGCCAAGTATGACATGGGTTCAGTCCACGCGGTCTTTTCGCCCGTCGACGGCACCCCCCTTCCTGATCTTCTGGAAGGCTACGACACTCCAAGCGAATGGGGTGCTTGACCATGGCCTATGTCCGCAAAACCCGCAATGAATGGCGGCTGCATATCGATTATGGGCAGGGTTTTGAGCATGAGGTGTCGGAAGACACCCTTACCGAAATCAATGCGCGTTGCCGGGAATATCGGGAGAACTGCCCGGAATATCCGCGCAAGATCACCGGCCCGCATCGTGTCAAGGTCGAGGCCGGCCAATGATCCGCGACATGCTCAGAGACCTCGCCTCTTTCCTCGCGATGGCGTTTTTCGTGGTGGCGATGTTCGTCGCCCTGCCCGCCTTCGTCGCCATCTTCCACGATCAACAGACCGCAATTGTTGCGGCAAGCGAAAGGAATTGATCATGCCACACACCCCTAGTCCGCTGACCGTAAAGACGGCCAGCAATGGAGATTGCGCCGTCATCAAATTCGACGAAAAGCAGTGCATCGTGGCTGAATGCTACGCCGCAATCCGCTACCACGACGAAGACTCGCGCGATGAGGCTTTAGCCAATGCCAGGCTTTACGCAGCCGCGCCGGATATGCTGGCCGCGCTCAAAGAGTTGGAGCCCCTTTGGCCGCTGCAGCAGATGACGCCACAAAATCAGCATCTCCCCTACTTCGTGGTGGGGCGCATGCTGCGCGATGTCATCGCCAAGGCCGAAGGCCGGGAGGGCTGACCTATGTCGGAATCAATCGTCACCCTGCCCTGCGGCTGTTTCTTCCAAGGTCGAAAGATGTTCTGCGCCGAAGACTGCGACGAACATGAAGAGGAGCCAGAAATGCACCAGTGCGACAATTGCGGGCGAATGTTCCCTATCGATGAATTGGACGGCAAGCCAACGATCAACAGCAAGTTACGCCGCATCCGTGCGCGAGAAGGCCAGCGCATAATGCTCCGTCGCGCTGCCGATTTGGGATTTGAATTCGATCGTCTGGAATGCCGCCGTTGCTACGGTCCAGGCTATGAGCAGGCGGGAGGCTGACCGATGCAACCTGCAAAATTGAAAAAGGGCGATTTGGTTCAACTCTCTCCTGAGACGTGCAGAAATCCAATGTTCGGGGCCTGCATAATGGTGGTGACGGAACAAAAGTCGTTTGGTGCACAGGGATATGTGCAGGCCCTTGGAGAGAACGGAACCATCGGCGGTCAAGCTTTCTATCGCGCCAATTGGTATGAAATGGAGCCATGCGGCAAGGCTGTATGGATGCTAGACCGCTATCAGGATGGCTGACCGATTTCAGCCGCGACCGGCCGCCGGGCCGGTCTTCCTACCACCGCGATTGTGCGGCAATTTGAAAGGAGTATATCCATGAGCTTCCATGTATTCTTTGCTTTCTCCACCGGCCTTTCGCGTCCGATAACCGTGCCAATCGGCACTTTGCAGAAATGCATCGACCACGTCGAGCAGGTCGAGGAAGCGCTTGGCCTTGAGCGCGAGCGCTACGAGGATAATCCTATCCATTGGAATTCTCGCGGTCGCTTCAAAGAAGTCGACAACGGTGAGCTTTGTCAAGTTGTTGAAGATCATAATGAATGGGTGCGCCAGTTCTATTTCTACCTCGACAAATGGGCGAAGGAGCCTGTCATTGGCGGCGAAGAACTGACTCCCGATCAAGCGACTCAATTCTGGCACGGCCTGGAGATATTGAAGGTTCCGACCGAGCGATGGACCGGAGACTACTACCGTGCACGCATGGACGAACTCTATGAGGTGATGCGCGGGCGCGAAGCTGCAGGTATGTCATTCGGCGTCAAGAAGCTCACCGAAAAGCAGGCCGCTGCTGTCATTCGCATTTTCGACCAGTACCTTGATCCAGATGATTATCGGCTCGATGTTCCGCACGGCCGTGATTATCTGGCGTCATCCTATGACGGCGGATACGACTGGTGCGGAGTGTGTGGCCGTGCAATGGTCTGGGAAGATACGCAATGGTGCAAGCGCCGTAAATGCGAATTGCGAGAACAATTCTATGACTGAGCAGCACCTTGACACCCATCCGCCACCGGCAGCAAATCCCTTCGCCTCCAATGCGAAGGGAATGACCATGACGCGCAAGCGATTCGAGTATGTCCGGATGACGGGCGAGGAATTTACAGCCGATCTGAAAGCGATCGGCATGCCCGTCACAGCTTTCGCGCGGATCACTGGATCAATTGCTGACCGAGTCCAGAAATGGGCCGATGGCCAGGAAGATATCCCCACATGGGTTCCTATCCTCACGGCCATCTTCAAGAACGTGCCTGGTGCGCTACCTGAAGCACGCCAGGCAGCAGCCGAGAGGATCTTGCGAGACCTCAACGACCCGAAAGGCAGGGAATTCCCATATTTGGAGAAGGAGGAAGACAATGACGAGTGATGTTATTTACCCAAAAGGCCGCTATCTCGCCTTTGCAATCGGTCGTGAGCCGCTCGGCGGCATGCGCGACTGCATAGGCGGCTTTGACACTTTCGAGGAAGCAAAAAACGCTGTTTTGAGCGAGGCAATGAATGATCTGCAAATTGTGGATACAGCGACGGGAAATCTCACCGAAGGTATCGAGGAAATTCTCGCAATCGGAAATGCACAAGCCGCCCTCGAAGAGGAAGGCATTATCGCCGACGACAGCTTCGCAGCGCACTTCCTCGATCACCCGGAACTGAAGCGCATGCATGCTCAAAGTGCAAAATCCGGTGAAGGCGGTCACCCAAAGGAGCGCGACGATGACGACGATGCTTGAAGACTGGATGCAAGAAGCCGCAAACCGCCGGATGGATTGGCTCGAAAGCGTGCTTGCGAAGCTGCTGAATGACGGAGTCCCGAAAGAGGATATCCAGATACAGGAGCATCCCGATCTTGTCACCGTGGTGGCCGTTCGAGGCGAGCCGATGTGCCAGTTTCAGATCAAATTCAACACGGGATGGCGCGACCATGATTGACATCGGCCAAACCAATTCCGGCAAGGTGGTCTCCCTTCCCCTCGCCCGCGCCAATCGTCACGGGCTGGTGACCGGCTCAACAGGCACTGGCAAGTCGACGACGTTGCAGAGACTCGCCGAGCAATTCTCAGCCGCAGGCGTGTCAGTTTTCGCCGCAGACGTGAAGGGCGATCTCAGCGGCATCGCAGCGGCCGGCGACGAGCAATCGCCGCTGGCGGCCAAGGCTAAGGCCATGGGCAGGCAATTCCAAGCCGGGCGATATCCTGTCGCGTTCTGGGATCTGTTCGGCGTGCACGGGCTGCCAATTCATACCAGCGTGCAGGAGATGGGCAGCGAGATCCTCGCCCGCATGCTCGGCCTGAACGACACCCAACAGGGAAGCTTGGCGATTGCCTTCCGGAAATCCGACGACGATCGAAGCTGGATGCTCACCTTGGATGATCTACGCTGGACCCTGCATTCCATGCTTGAGGACCGGGAGGATGTTTGCCGGCAATATGGCAACATCACCGCGTCGTCGATATCGGCCATCCAGCGGCAATTGCTCGCCCTCGAATCAAACGGTGGCGCCCACCTGTTCGGCGAGCCAGCGTTCAACATCCTCGACTTCATCCGGACCGAAGACGGCAAGGGCGTGGTCAATTTGCTGCACGCCGATCGGCTGATCGAAAACCCGAAGCTCTATTCCGTCTTCCTGCTATGGCTGCTAACGGAATTGTTCCGCGTGCTGCCGGAAGCCGGCGACCTGCCGAAGCCGAAGCTTGTCTTCTTCTTCGACGAAGCGCATCTGCTGTTCAAGGATGCACCAAAAGCTTTGACCGATCAGATCGAGCGCCTGGTGCGCCTAGTGCGATCGAAAGGCGTGGGCGTCTTCTTTGTCACCCAATCGCCGGCAGACGTGCCCGATACCGTGCTTGCGCAGCTCGGCAGCCGTATCCAACATGCCTTGCGCGCCTATACCGCCAAAGACCAGAAAATGGTGCGTGCGGCCGCCCAGGCATTCCGCGAGAACCGCGGCGTCGATGTGAAGAAGGAAATCACACAGCTGGCCGTCGGCGAGGCCCTGATCTCCGTCCTGGATGAGGAAGGAGTTCCAACCCGCGTCGAGAAGATATCCGTGTTTCCGCCAAGCGCCCAAGTCGGACCGATTTCGAAAATGGAACGGGAAGCGTTGATGGCCGCTACCACCCTGCGCCAGCGCTACGGCGTCACGCCGACCGTGGACGAAGCAGTCCATAGCTTCATGAACAGAATGCGCCAGCAGCGCGGCCTGGTGGCCGCTGAGACCGCCGGCGGCTGGCATGAAGGTGACTATCGCAAATACCTGCCTAACCTGTCAGGCGAGCCGGAGAAACGTGGGCCGGGCCGACTGCACTATCTTATGCGGTTGAGCTTCTGGTCTGCCATCACGGCAGGATCTGTGCTATTCCTACGGGCAATGATTTGAGGTGCTGCAATGGACTCTGATTTCAAGAAATGGGTGGCCGCCATCGGCTTCAATCGCAAGGAAGTGGCGAAGGCCGGCGAGTTGATCGGCATCGGCCGCAATTCTTCGCAGGAGAGAAATCAAGGGCTGAAAGACTGCTCTCTGACGGAGCGCTTGGCCATGTCGGCGATCGCCGCTGGACTGCCGCCGTGGGAGCCGAGCAATGAGGAAGAGATTGAAGCTTGCCGGCAGATCATCGAGCCGTTTCGGAAGATCCTTGCCGACCAGCGTCCTTCCTATCGGCCTTCGGCTTCCAGCGGGCGGCATATTCCCGCGGAGTGATCATTCCGAAGAACAATGAGACCTGGTCAAGGCCGTTGTGGATCTGATCCATGACGGCCTTTTGCTTTGCCTGGGGCAGCCCGTCGAAGATCCAGACGTCCTTGTAGACGAGTTGCTCAAGCACGCGCAGTGGCTCCGACCTGAATGCATATGCCTGCTCTTCGAACTCCTCGCCCTTCTCGTCACGGTATTTGATCTTCGACCAGCGCAGAGGCACCATTTGCGCCATCTGTTCCCGCAGGCGAGCAAGCGACGTAACACAGTCGAATTTGAAATCGCTGATAAGCACCGGCGTCCCGCCGCCGGAACCACCTTCAAGATTGGCGGATTTCAGTCCGGCCGGCTCGGCGCCGATGAAGAGATCGCGGAGCTTGATTCCTGCGGAGAACCTCACGTTGCCCATTCCAGAGGAGTCATGCTTGGTCTCAAGGCGATTATGACTGGCCAACCATTCGAACGGCGCAGCGCTAAGATCGATGGCAATGACCCGCGCACGCTCAATGGCGGCAATCTCCCGCCCTCGCCCGCCGTTGCCATGCGCCGGCAGGTTCCATTCCCCGCGCATAACCCGGGCGATATAGAGGTCGCCGGTGTCGTCCTCGATACCGCTGAATTCCCAATCCGGCCATTCGAAGATCTTCGCGCAGCGATCATAAAACAGGTTGCGGGCATGTTCATGCGCCCGCTCCCGGCCATAGAATGCGAAGAGCGGCACATGCCGCCTCATCATCCGCGCCTCCCGCGCCGCCCTCTGCTTGGCTCTGAGCTTATCCTTGAGCGATGCCATTTCTCATTTTCCTCTGCAGCGGACCGCGAAGCTGCTTCTTGCCGAGCGGCAGCAATTCCCAATCGATACCGTTGAGCTTCCCGCGGTCGAGCGGGAAGCCGTCGTCCATCCTGATCTCTTTGAGCTCCAGCAACCGCATCCGGCGTTCGTGATCTGTCATGGTGCTGCGGCCCTTGTATTCTGACCGGCCGATGATGCCGGCGATCTGCTTCACGCGCATGCCCATGACGAAGGCGATCGATCGTTCGGAGTATCCGACCATCCACAGGACGTAGATCACGTACCTGTCGGGATCGGTGTGCCGCCGACGCTCCGCAGGGATGTCGAGCTTAAACTTTCTGGCGAGCAACCTTCTTACCCCTCTTCTTTTCGACCACGAAAGGCCGGAATGAACCGGTCTTTCGGATCAATTGCCCCTCTGCATAGGCTTCCGCCTTCTTCCTGCGCCAATCGTCGAGGCCAAGGACGTCGACGGAGCGCTGCTCCGGTGTCTTGGGTGCCGGAACCGGCCGAACGTGTTCCCTGGCCGCCCTGATGGCCTGCAGCGAGGTTTCAAACAGTGCCGGTCGACCATCCTCCCGCAGAAGGACGTTGAAAGGCTCGTCACCACAGCGGTAGAGCCCGGCATAGCCGCCGGGCATGCTGATCTGGCTGAATTCGAAATCAGCCATCGCGCCGGCCCATCTTGTGCGCAAGCCGGATCGTATAGGCCAAGTTGTCGACTATTTCCTTGCGGATAGGCCTCTCAACGGCGCCGAGTTCATGTTTTATGCCGCCGCGATCACTCAGGTTGGAGAGAACGCCTCGCGCTGCGACGACCGCCCAATCCTTTGGCGCTCTGGCTTTTCCACGATCGTTCGCGTCGTAGGGAAATTCGATCCCGTGCTCGAGCCTTATCTTCGCATACTGCTTTTGCTTCTTGTCCATCAGAACGGCACCGTAGTTTCGTTGCGGAGGAATTCATCGACCTGCGGATCGTCGCTATATTGGATCTCGGACTGGCGCTGCGCATCGACATCTTGCTTGGGGAACGTGCGCGGGAAGCCGCGGATCGGCCGGCCTGTCCACCACATGTACGGGCGCTCAAAACGAAGGGCGCCATATTTGATCAGCCCGTCCGTCATCCGATTGAAGGCCTTGCGCAGCCTGTCCTTCGCCTTCTTCGGATCTTCCTCGTTGAGCATCTTGGAAATGGCGACCTCAAGGTAATGATCCCAGGTCACGACTGACTTGCCGCGCGCCGCGCGCGGCAGATGAGGTTCATCGAAAACATAGACGCCGTATTTGTCCATCGCTTCGAAGAACTCTACCAGGAACCGCCGCTCCGTCGGGTTAACGCTTATACCCTGGCGCTCCTGCTCCTTTTTCATGCGGTCCTTTTCGCTGATCGAAAGGACGACGCAGGAGGTGATGTCGCGCTCGCGCTCGGCATCATAGGCCACCTTGACCTGCGCCAGAGCGAATTGGATGGTGCCTCCGTCCTCGTCATCCTTCAGCTTGGTGAGAGTCGCGGTCTTGATTCTGGTCGACTCGTCGTTGGTGATCGTTATCACCTGGTCGACGTCAGCTCGGATCGAAGTGTGGCCACGTAACTTTTTGCCATCGGAATTGAGGTGGTGCACGAACTGGACGTGGGCACCTGTGGCCGATCGGATCTTGTCGATATTGTCGAGGATCGTGCCCATATCCTTGCCGCTGTTCTCCTCGGCGCCGGCGGAGGCCTTCGATAGGGTGTCAATGACGATCAGGCGGAGCGGGCATGGCATCTGGGCGGCATGCACCTTGACCTCGTCGATGAAGGCCTGGGTATCGCCTTCTTTCGAGAAGAGGTCGATCTTCGATGGCAGCAGCACCAGCGGGATTTCCTCATCGGCTGCAATGCCGAAATGAATTTGCTGGGCGATTAGGCGTTTGATGACGCCTCTACCACCCTCGCCCGCCTGATAGATGACGCCACCCTGTTTGACGGGTCGATCGAAGAAAGGCTCTCCTCGAGCGATGCACATCGCTTGGTGAAGAGAGAAGAAGGATTTCCCGGATCCGGAGGCCCCACCGATGATGGAGGTGTCGCCATCGGTCAGCAGCCCGTCGATCAGATAGTCGGCACCCGGCTTGCCGAGCGACAGTTCATTCCAACGGATGGCACCGAACTTCGACTTGGGCGGATCGCTCATCTTGGCGAGCGGGAGCAGCTTCACAAACTGCTCATAGGTGCCGCCGGCATCCTTCCAATCGCTGATGTCGGCCTTGGGCGGAGCATCTTTCCAGTGCTCGGCGATATCCAGGACACGGACTCGGCGAGCTTTCGGCGCAAGGGTGGCGGCGCGCATCTTGGCGCGCTCCCGGCCGGGCTCGTCGTTGTCATTGAGGATGATGACATCGCAGCCGGCAAGATCGTCGTCGAAGGATGGCTCCCAATATTTTGCGCCGCCGGCGTTGGTGGTGGCGGTGAAGCCCCACGCGCGGAGTGTCTCGGCGTCCTTCTCGCCCTCAACGAGACCAATAATGCTGCCTTCTGCCTTCGCGCGAAGCACCTCATCACGATGATAGAGCCAGCGCGGCGCCTCTTCAAGGAAGGACGTCTCTTCGTATTTTTCCTTTTTTTCCTCGTTTACCTTCCACCAGTCGGTAGCCTTTGGATATCGTCCGAACTCGCCCGCCTGCAGCCCCCACACCCAGCCGCCCTTATACGGGCGGCGCTGCATATACCGGCGTTGGGCGGTCTTGGGGAACTTCAGCACCTGGTAGGCGAGTTCGCCCTTGTCGTCGAAATATTCGAAGCAGGCGACCGGCTTCGGATCCATGAAGTCGGGGAAGCCGCCGGGCACCTTGAACTCCGCCGGCTGGCGGGGAGCATGCTGGCCGTTGGCCTTTGGCTCCAGCTTTGGTATGAATCCCTTCTCTTCCAGCCATTTCATGCCGTCTTGGCCGGAAAGCCCGGTGTACGCTCGGATAAGCTCCAGGACGCCGCCGCCGATGCTTTCCTCGTGGTCCCGCCACACAGCCTTCTTCAGGTCGACCGAGATGCTGCCATTGGTGCCGTATCTGGACTCAAGCTTGGTTGACAGGTGTTTGTTAGGCTCGCCCAGCAGCAGCTTGGCAACGCCTGGCATGATAGGCACGAAGTCGATCTTCTCAGACATCAGCCATCTCCGCAAAGAGAGGCGTGCCGTGGCCGCCGTGCCGCCGGCGCAGCGCTTCAGCCGCAGACGGATTGATCCACAGTACCTCTGTGCGAGGCCGGGCGCCGTCGGCCAGAGCTTCCCGCTCAACCCGCATCCAGTCGGCGAGCATCTCGTCATAGAGCGGCGCTGGATAGCCTGATAGAACCACCATTCCTTCCATTTCGCGGAGCGCATCGAGCAGATGGCGGTGATCGTCTGGCGTCAATTCATGGCGATACATGCGCCATGCCAGATCGTAGCGATTTCCACGAGCTCGAGTTTCCGGGAGATATGGTGGGTCTACATAGTGGAGCGTTTCCGGATGATCATGCTGCAGCATAACTTCGATCGCAGGCCTGCACTCGATAACGACCCCTGCCAGCCTGGCTACCATTGCCGCCATCGAATCGGGATAATTCTGCCAATCGAGCGCCGGTGTAGTGCCGCTGCGGCGCGAATTGGCGCGGAAGCCAGTCGAACGGTGGCCCTTTTCCTGGCTGGCATGTGCATTAGAGCCGAACCCCATAAACGACCGCACGATCAGCCGGCGCGACCGCTCGATCGGGTCATCGGTCACTTCGTAAGCCTGCCGGAATTCGGTGCGGGCGAAAGGCGTGAGACGGAGCATCTCTATTAGAATGTTCGCATCCACCTGGTTGCGAAGAAGCCTGAATAGACCAACGACCTCATCATCTAGGTCGTTATAGATCTCGGCATAAGCGCGCTCTTTTCGCATCAGCACGCTCGCCGCGCCGCCGAACGGCTCGACATAGGTCCTGTGCCGAGGGAAATGCGATATGATCCATGGAGCTAGCAACCACTTGCCACCATGCCAACGCAAAACTGGTCTGGTAGGCTCACCCACGCGCGAATCCTCCACGGACAAGCGCATCCTCGATCGCTTCCGGACCTGCACGAAGGACTGAGATCAGGGCAAATTCGGCAACCTGGTCCCTGCTCATCTTCAGCTTCCGGCCGACCTCGTCGATGGATTCCACGAAATGCTGCAGCGGTACCGACACCAGCAGGATCGGCCCGCGATCCGGCGCCGGCGTGATGCCGGCGAGACCCAAAGCGTTGCGGATCAGCGCTGGCGGGCAGCCGAACTGCTCAGCGATCTCCCGCAGCGGTATCTCGCGGCCGGCCATGTAGCCTATGCGGATGGGGGATGGATCTCTGCTCATGCGGCCCGCCTGAATTCATCTGGGGCATTGGCCCGGAACACTGCGATGCTGAAGCCGAGGGGTGTTTCGCTTCTCCTATCGGCACGGTCATCGCTCGGCGCCATGCGCCACATCTTCGAGCCAAGATCCGGGGAGACTGGCTTCTTGGGCGGCATGATAAAGCCATTGCCGGTCCAGAGGCATGTCTTCTTGGTGTATGCCTCCTGTGCGGGATCACCAAGGTAGCCGGCATAGTCCGACGGATGGAAATAGAAGTCAGGCTTTCCAATGTGGGGGATGCTGGACAGAACGCCGACAGGGTTCTCGCAATAGTACGGCGCCCCTGACCATGCCGCGCACTGGCGGCCAGCTTCGAACATTTCGATTGAATCACGAAGCATGATGCCGCCCTTCTTTTCGAAGTCGCGGGCTCCGGCCACCGTCACGTCGGTGCAGGGTGACATACTGGCGACGAAGACGATCCGTCGCCCTGGGGGGGGGCGCCACGATCTTGCGTCACCCCAAACGAAATTTACGAGTCCGTCGCAGCGATCGCGCCGGATCGAATGCTGAATATCAACGCACCAGCATTCGATACCCGCGGCAGCCCATGGCTGGGCCGCCCTGCCCGTCTTGTCATAGAGAAAAATGGCGGCCGGTTTCATGCTGCGTCCTTCGATAGATCGACGATCCCGAGCGCCGTGGCGAACATCAGCACGCCCGCGGCGAGCTTCTTGCCGGCGTTGCGGTCGTCTTTGATTTCTGGTGAACTGGAGAAGGCCAGGCAGGCGGTATCGATCAGCTGCTGCATATCGAAGGTGCACTCCGCCTCGATCGGCCTGGTCTTGAAGGCTTCGTGGACTCGCTTATTGAATGTGCAGATCGACCACCGGCCATTCCCGTGCTCCATCAGTGCACGGACAAGGCTGTCGCTGCCGACAACCTCCAGACCGAATTTGGATTCGCCTTGGGCGTGCTCGCGCTTCATGACACCCCCTCGTCGCAGGGGGCTGGTCGGACAAGCCAGCCTATCCACCACTGATCGACGTCGGTCGGGCCGACGATACCGCTCTGATCGATCGACGTGTCGTGAACGATCTCGGCTTCTTTGCAGATCACGACGTGATTGCAGCCGTTGCGGCTACGTCCGCTCAATATCCAATGCATTCCATGGCTTAGAACGCCGCCGAGGTGGAGCGCATCGGCCAAAGGCATTTCGCCTGGGAAGGCAATCTCCAACAGCACGAATCCGTGCGCCGAAAGGAATTTGCGCATAGCGGAGTTGCTGACGTCTGACGTGGTGCCAGGCCCTACTACATGCGGCACCTCTTCAGGCTTGAGCCGCATCAAGCACGCGATGACGGTGCGGAAGCAGTCGCCATAAACGCCGTTCTCAGGATCGTGACGGAAAAGCTGCTGGTGGCGCTCGATCATTCCGACACCTGCCATTTCCCTGCTTCATCTCCGAAGCTTGTCCATCCCGGCCGATCGGTGCGACTATAGAGCTCCAGACGGCGCGCATTCGGCATCAGCCGCTCGGCGGCGATATATGCCTCTTCCGGCTTGCGGGAATGCTCACGGATAAGCCCGGTGAACCCGGATCGCACCGACTTGCTGGTCTTCGGGCTGCCCCTGGTGCCAATCAGAAATGGCTCATTGGAGCCGCGAAGAATGTAGCCAGTTCCGAAGTTGATCTTGCCGTTCTTCGTTGTCTTGAGCCACGTCCCGGCCGTCTTGAAGGTGAAGCCAAGCGCCTTCATGACATCGAGCGCCTGAGGCAACATCGGATTGACCGCCCACAGCCAGAGAATTGAGTTTGGCGATGCGAGATCGGCTACCGGCAGCGCCTTTATCTCCTCAATCGACATCGTCTTGTAATGCGCCTGGGGCGACTTCTTCTCGCCGGCTGCGGAATACATGCGGTAGCGCCATGCCGGATCCATCATAATCAGATCCCATGCGCCAGCTTCAAGATCGCCGAAGGGCCATAGGCCGACGGGTGCGAAGAGCTTCATTCCGCAGCCTCACGAACATAGGTCGCCTTGTACGTGAGGATTTCCGGCTCAAATCCGGCAGGGACAAACTTGAAGCCCTTACCCCAAACGGACGCCACATAGTCACGATCCGTCAACTTACCGAGCTTTTTCCGTATCTTGCAGACGATCACCGAAGTGATGTTGCTGTTGTGCGAATAGGAGTCGGTGTGGTTGAGGAAGCTTTCGATGTAGGACTTCGTGACCAGCCGATCCGGAGCATCGGTGATCATCTGGAGAACCTGAGACTCTTGCCTGGTCAGGTATCCGTCACCCTTCGGCGACTTCAGAACGCCCGTCTGGGGGTCGAATGTGACGTCGCCGAGATGGACGGTTGGCGATGTCCGCGGCTGCGCGCGGCGGCAAACAGCTTCTAGCTGAGCGACGAAGAGTCGGGCATCAATGGGGTAATACTCGACCTGATCCGCCCCACTGGCAAGAATCGTAGCAATGGCGCGATGGTCGGCTTGCGGGCCCGATACCAAGCAAAACAGCGGGTTTTTGATCCCGTCCACGCGGACATTTTTCGCGAGCGCATTCCCATGCTGCCGATCAGTGCACATGAAGACGCCAATTACGGACGGATCAAGCTTCAGCAGTCTGAGGAAGTCGAACTCGTCAACGACATAGATGACGCCAGGAACAGGCAATGGGACGGCTGGGGTTCCCAAGCAGACGATATTCATGGCTGCAGCCCTCCGACATGTAGGTCAGGGAGATGGAACAGGGCGGCAACCGTCGCCTTCTCGATCGCTGCCACCGCGAAAGCAACGAAGACAGCAAGCATGATATAGGCCGCAAGCGCATGGTGCCCTCGCATGGGTTATCTCCGGGAGTTGGCTTTGAGGAAGAGATCGTCGACAGGCTGGGCGAGCTTCGGCGCGAGGTGGGCTTCGGCCCAGGACCAGATGGCGAGAGCATCAGATCGGTCGTAGCTGACGTCGTCATCGGCCGGGTTTATCCAGCCGAGTGCCACACACTTGCGGAAGACGATGGGCTTGGCATCCTCACCCTTCTTCGACCCGTGACCGATGAAGTGCTTCCGGACCGATGACGCATAGGCATATTCCCAGGAATAGCAGCCCAAGCCGAACAGCATGCCGCGGACGGCCGCCGGCAGCCCGTAGAGCGTTTCGAAGGTCGACGTCTGGGTCTGGCCTTCCTTGGCGTTGGGAGCGATCGGCGCTTCACAGACGACATGGGTGGGCTGGTAGAGTTCGAACGCCTCAGATGCGAAGCGCATAGCATTCCAGAACTTGGCACCGTTGGAGATGCTGCCGCCCTTCGGAGCGGAGCCGTCCTTCGTGAAGTACCGGCTGCCGGAGACAGGCTTGCAGCCGGCGACGCCGAACGAGAATCCGAAGCGGCTGGCGAGATCCAGAGTAAGGATCCGCGGGGCATCGCTTGGAACAGTCGGTTCCATTGTCGGCGATGGCATCGCCAAACTAAAGCCGGTCATCTCTGTTTCCTCAAAAGGTGGGGCGGGACGCCGATCACGGGATTCGCGTACCGCTACGGCCGGGTGCAGGTGTCTTGGGGTCTGCGACCTGTAACCCAGGAGCCGGCCGCCCCGCCGACTCCGTCCGATAGGTCTGAGCACCCCGCCTCGGCGGGGTAAGGGACTGGTCAATGGCCTTTATCGGGTATCCCACCAGTCACCTTCGGAGGGCACATGCTCCGGCTCATTCTCAAAAGGGCTGAGCCCTAATTCTTTGCCGGCTTCTGCCGGTAAAAACCCTTGATCGTGGAGACCGCACTGATGGCGGCTATACGAAGCGTCGACGCCGCAGACCTGCGTTTGTCGCGAATCTTCTGCTGTCGAACGCGGGCCTGTTTCTTGCCGATGCTATGGCCCCGTTTCATTTCTGCGCGGTATTCGGCCCGCTGTACCTGCCTGGACGGCACCATTTAATGATCCTTTCAAGCGGGAGGCTTCCACTCCACTCCGCAGGCATTCCGACCTGCTCTTCTCGATACTCTAGGCGTCGAGCCCGCGGCCCGGGTGGTAACGGCGCCACCCTCGCCCGCCTTCTGGACTCCCGGATCTCCCTCCCCGCTTCATCCCCGTCACATTTCATCGGGTCCACGGTTCAAGTCGTCCGATCACCGCCCTCCGGCGCTCAGGTATCCATCAGGCGTTGCCGTGCGGCGCCGCCTTGTCCCAGGCTTCCTGTTCCTTGTCGGTGAGGCTGCCCTTCACTGCGTTGACGACGGCCTTGGTGCGCTCGTCGTCGGAGGCGACGGCCGCCTGACCCAGCGGAAGATCGGCGTAGTCGCCGAGCGCTTCGCGGATATCGATGAAAAGCTGGCCATCGTCATCCTCAAGAGCTTCCTCAACCGCCGCAGCTTTGCGCTCGTATGAGCGGGCCTTGACGACGGCCTTCAGAACCTTGGTGACAACGCCGTGATCCTTGGCATCGTCATAGACGGCGTTCTTCCGCTCCATGATCTTGGCGCACCGCGCCATGTACGCCATCTTCTCCTGGAGAGCTTCGGCGTCGAGATCTTCGATCGAGCTCACATAGCTCGCCATTTCTGATGGGGTCGCACGGTTTCGGCCCTCAAGGACACGGCTCATTTCAGGCTCCTGGGGTTGGGCGCCCGATCGACATCTGTCGGTGCGTGGCGCAATAGACGTGGGTGTCGGAACAGGTCACAGCACCGCACGCAAAATGAGTTTTGGTTTCAGGAAGGTCGATCGGCCAACGGCAGCGCAGCCGCGCCGGAAGGTCGATGATGGGAAGGGGCTTCACACCCGGCAGCGGATCGAACGAACCGCGCTTCTCGGCGGGCAGGACGCGATCTGGAGTGGCATTCTCGGCCGCCATCTGAATGTTGTAGGGGCGAAGGTTCTGCTTGGCTCCGGTCTTCACCTGAATGCGGTTGACCATGGCCCTGTCGGTGCGGCCGTCGCTTGTCTTGACCGAAAGTTCCGCCTTCGATTTTGCCTTGGGCGCCGAAGTGATCCCGTCTCGGGCTGGACGAACCTTGTGTTTGGTGCCGTGATAGCGCTTCAGCTTGCCTTCTCTGGCCTCGATGCGATGCAGACGGCCGATGACGGCGTTGCGGCTGCAATTCCGGAAGTGGCCGGCGATTACGCTGCAGGAGAGGCCTTCGCCGGCGAGTTTCTTCAAAAGATTATCGCGCTTGGCTGGCGGCATTTTCGTCCAGTCTGGGAGATCAGACATGATCTTTCTCCCGCACTTCGGCCGGAGCCGTATTGAGGAGTTTGGTGAAGCTGCTGATGTCAGTAGAACGGCGCTCGACAGGACGGAAGCGGCGCGGGTGCCAGGCGCCTCCAGCCGGATGCCAAGATTTGACCTCCACGACGACACCAAATGTTTTGTCTAATTCATGTGGAATTATAGCTTCGATCTTGTAAATCTTACCGTTCTTGAGACCGGTCTGCTGGCCCGTGTAATCGACGCTATCATCGATGCACACAATCTCATCGCCAACTTTGGCCGTCTTGATCCATCCGTTCATGCCGCCCTCACCATCTCGTGCAGGGCCGATGTCTGGTCGGCGGTGAGCGGATGCCCGGCGGCCGATAGGCCGCGCACCAGGGCGGCGGCGGCAGCGGCGAATGCCTTGCGGGACTTGGCGTTCTTCCGATCGACAAGTTCCCGACGAAGAGCTGCTTTCTCGTCATCCCACAAGCGATCAACCTCGCCGTGGAACATAGAACGGACACGACGCGCGGTAAGGCGCGGGACGCGCTTGACCAGCGCGTTGTGTACCAGCGGGATCTGTTGTTTCTGCTGCTGGCCGGGGGCGATCAGTTCGGCGAGCTCTTTCACCATGCTCTGAATGGAATTTTCACGCTCGGGCTCAGAAACCATCCGTCTGGGCGCGAAACCCAACACTTCGGGTTCGAAGCGTGCGATCTCTTGCTCGTCGAAAGGAGGCACGAATGAGGGGACGAAATCATGAAAGCCGAGGGGCTCGCGGGCCACCATGTCGAAATCGAGGTTGCTCATCACTCAGCAGCCTCCGCAGTTATGGGAACAGGTCCGACCCCGTAGAAGTCGTTAGGGGTTACCTTCCCCTCAGTGACTTCGAAGATCTTTTCCATGTGCTCCTTCCGGGGGACGCGCTCCCCCGAAATCCATTTGCGCAGCCCGCCGGGCGAGACGCCATCCAATCGATTGGCGAATTCCTCGGGGGAGATCTTGAGATCGGAAATGTATTCAGCGAGCGTCATAGTTCGCAATCTTCCCCAATCCGGGAATGATTGTCAAGCCCGATTTGGGACGGGACGCCCGAACGGCAGCTGTGATAACTATCCCGTTATGGGTAACAGGCTGAAAATATTACGCGAAAAAAAATCGATGACGCTGCAGGACGCAGCAGATGCGATGAACGTTTCCTATGGCCAGTATGTCAAACTCGAGCGCGGCGAGCGCCGCCTGACCGACGAATATATTCAGCGCGCAGCCAAGGCATTCGACGTTTCGCCGTCACAGATTATCGATTCGCAGGACAAAGTCAGGAAGATTGGTTACATCGGCGCCGGCCAGACAGTTGAGGCCGTCGAATTCGATCCCGATGAGGAGGTCGACGCTCCCGCTGACGCTAAGCCTGGAACCGTTGCCGCCGAAGTTCGTGGAGAGTCGATGTTGCCGATCTTTCACGATGGCTGGTTGATCTACTGGAGCACGCTGAAACCCCCGTCCACCATGGTAAACCGGATGGGCGTCTACCAGCTCGCAGACGGTCGGATCATGGTGAAAACGCTTCGACAGGGGTCAAAGCCTGGCTATTGGACGCTCACCAGCTTCAACGCTGCGGACGTGGTCGATGTCATCCTCGACTGGGGCGCAGAGATCGACTGGATTAAGCCGCGTTAGACGCGGCTTCCATCATCAGAACTGCGATCTGAAATAATAATCCAAGTGCAATCACCGCTACCACGCGCCAGAAGTACGGGTGCGGATTTTCACTACCTCGACCCGTGATGATCAGCACGGGTAGAATTACGATTGCCATCAGCGCCGTGCCAAACATCCACGGAATCGGGTCTTTACCTTTTCCGCTCGCGATCACGTAGCCCAACGCGCCAAACATCACGATTCCAGAAATTATAGACGCAATCTCATAAGGATTTTCCATAACAAATCTCCCTACTCCAATAGGGGGCTGGCTCTAAGCCAGCCCCTAGTAGAGATTGTTAATAAATTCGCGCGCGAAAGTTATTAGTTTTTATATATACACCGCGCGAGGCATTCCCAAAAATTCCGCACTTTTTCCAGGGCAGATTCGCTGCAGCGGGGGAAGCGCGTCGCAACCGGTCCGAAAATATTTTCCCGATATGGGGTTGACACTCTTCCCGGATTGGGGAAGCATAGGGGCATCGAAACGCTGATTGCGGATTTGAAGATGCCCATCCACCCATCCCCAGCAAGAGACATCATCGCCGATTGCGTCCGTAAATGGATGCTTGGACTGCAGCTCGACGAGCGCGAAAGCGCGATCGTCGATGCCGCATTGATTGTGAACAAGGCCGATCAGATCCTCCGCTGCATGGAGGGGTCCGCGTCATGACCCGCCGCCCGATCGACTGGACCTCCATGGTGGTCGCCATCACCCCGTTCCTGGGAACGATCTTCGCCTTTGCCTTCATCGCCGTGATGGTGCTGCGATGACTGTCCGCGTCCTCAAGCCAGCCGACAAGCTCGAATGGCACTCCGCCCGCCGGCAGTTTGTTACCGCGTCGGTCGCCGGTTGCCTATTGAACTGCCACCCATATCAGACCGCCTATGGCCTGTGGGCCGAGAAGACCGACCGCATTCAGCGTGACGACGAAGAGAACGCTGCCATGCGCCGGGGCCGGCTCCTCGAGCCGGCTGCAGCCCAGATGCTGCGGGAGGAGCGACCTGAGTGGGTGATCGACTATCGCAACGACCAGGCGTTCTATTGCGACGACGCGATCAGGATCGGCGCCACGCCGGATGCCTTCGCCATGCGGCCCGACATCCTCGGCGACGGCATCGTGCAGTTCAAAACCTCATCTGAGGAAGCCTTCCGGACGGCATGGCTTGATGAGGACGGAGACGTCCAGATCCCGCTGTGGATCGCCGTCCAGGCGATCGTCGAAGCGCACATGACCGGCGCGAAGTGGGCTGCTGTGGCCGTCATGGTGGTCGGTCGCGGCATCAAAATGGAAGTGGTCGACATCCCCCTGCATGAGGGCATCTGGTCGAAACTGATCACTGCCGTCGCCGAGTTCTGGCGCGTGACCGACTCCGGCGAGCACCCGCCGATCGATTGGGACCGGGACGGTTCAACGATCATCGACGTCAATCGGATGTCGGCGGCCAAGACCATAGACCTGTGTGGTGATGACCATATCGATGCCTATGCCGCGAAATACACCGACGCCAGCGTGGCCCATCGTGAGACTGAGAAGCTCAAGAATCTTTGCAAGGCGCAGATCCTCTACGCCATGCACGACGCTGAGATCGCCGAGACGAAGCGGTTTCAGATTCGCGCGCCTACCCTGATCAGTGAATCGGGAAAGGCCTACCGCAAAATTTCAATCAAACTGAAAGACCAGAGCAATGGAAGCTTCTGAAGCCGTGGCCGGACTCGGTCATAATAATCCGCCAGCCGATCCACCATTGACGCTTCTGGAAAAGCTGCCGATCGACCATCGCAAGACGATCGACCGGGTCGAGGCGTTGGCGAAGAAAGCCAACGACGTCAAGGCGCTGGTCGATGCAGCCGAGAAGCCGGACGCCGACGGCGGCATCGCTGGCCTCAATGACGAGATCGTCGAGAAGATGGTCGAGGTCGGCAAGGAAGCCACAAAGCTCGATCGCGAAGTTGATGACGAGCGCAAGGATACCACGAAACCGCTTCGCGATGACGTGGATACCATCAACGGTTTCTTCAACACCATGCTCGGCAGAACATCGAGGATCAAAACCGCCTTCTCCGAGAAGGTCGACACCTACATTACGGCCAAGCAGGACGAAGAGCGCCGACAGGCCGCCGAGCGAGCCCGCATCGCCGAGGAGGCAGCCGCAGCAAAGCTGCAGGAGGCCCAGGACGCCCAGCATTCTGTCATGAGCGATGTCCTGCTCAATGAAGCAGCTCGCGCCGAGGAAGAGGCGCAGATGGCGGCTACGGCCGCCGTGAAGGCGGGCACCGGGCCGACGCGTATGGCGACTGGCACAATCAGTCAGTCGACGAAGTTCTCGTTTGAAATCCTCGACACCGACAAAATCCCGCTGGAGTCGCTCCGTCCGTACATCAAGCTCGCCGACTTCGAGAAGTTCGTTCGCGCATTTGTCGCGACCCACAAGGACAAGAAGCCTTTGGCTGGTGTCCGCATCTTCCCAGACACGAAAACAACATTCCGTTGAGGTGACCACTATGGCTGAGAAGTCAGAAATCCAGGTGGTTCGCCACCAATTGACCCAGATGGAAGGCGAGTTCAAGGCCGCCCTTCCCGCCCACATTCCAGTCGAGCGATTCAATCGCGTCGTCATGACGGCGATCCAGGCGACGCCAAAGCTGCTGCAATGCAATCGCCAGAGCTTCTTCAATTCCTGCGTCCGCGCGGCACAGGATGGCTTGCTTCCCGACGGTCGAGAGGGCGCGATCGTACCATATGGCAACGACGCCCAGTGGCTGCCGATGATCGCAGGCCTTCGCAAGAAGGCTCGAAATTCAGGCGAGATTGCAACATGGGATGTCCATGCAGTCTTCGAAAAAGACGATTTTGATTACGAGCTCGGTGACAACCCTTTCATCCGCCACAAGCCAACGCTCGGCGAGCCCGGCAAGTTGATCGCCGTCTATTCTATCGCCGTCCTCAAGAGCGGCGAGATCAGCCGCGACGTTATGTCGGTGATCCAGGTCGAGAAGATCCGCACGAAATCGAAGGGCTCAAACACACCCTGGAATGACCCAATCTTCTACCCGGAAATGGCGAAGAAGACGGTAGCCAAGCGTCACGCGAAGGTCTTGCCGACGTCGACCGACCTCGACGACCTTCTCCGTCGCGATGACGATCTCTACGATCTGTCATCCGCCAGCGACAAGTCCGAAGGCGTTAAGGCCAAGGGCCTGAAGAACCGGCTCGATCAACTCGCCGATGGCCCAACCATTGAGCATGAAGACGAGAAGCCGAAGCGCGGCAGCAGGAATTCCGATCCGGATAAGAAATCCGGCAACCAGGCCGACGGCGACGCAGGGCATCAGTCGTCGTCGGCCCCCTCTGACGACGCAGCCGCTTACCGCGCCGGCAAGCAGGCCCGCGCGAACGGCATGAGCCGCAAGGCCATCCCCCAGGAATACCGCAACGACCAGAAGATGGCCGACGCGTGGCTTGAGGGCTTCGATGCGGAAGGGGGTGATGCATGACCGCCGCCGTTCCAGCCTACTTCAAAGGCAAAAAGAACATCTACACCTGTGAGATTTGCGGAGAGCATATCGTCTCGATCGACGCAGACGCCGGCGTCACGCCATTCCTCATTGGCTGCGCCGAGACGACTGGCGGCTCCTGCGTGGGAAAGATGAAATCTTCTCTATATCGCGTCGATCAAAATCTTCGAGCCTCTCACGAATGGTATCGCCCGGCCCAGCCCCCAATTCTTGGCTTCAGCCAGTGGGTGCGCGAGCATATCGAAAAGGGCGGTCTGATCATACGGAGGATCGCATCATGACTCAGAATCTCGAAGTCAATCTCCTCCCCGCCACAGAAGCCGCCGCCCGCACATTCCTCGCCGATCTCGACCGCCAGATCGAAGAACTCGACACCGCATTGACGCTCGCAAAGCAGGTCCGCGGTACCGTCGCACGGGCGTTCGGAGTCGACCGGCGCGATGGTGGTACTCACATCCAGAGGCTGGTCGACTCCGCCAATAGGTCGATGACCGAGATCGACGCGGAGTCTCAGGACGCCCTTGAGCGCGCGCTCGACATCGACTGGAGGGTTGCCCAATGAGGGAAGTGCGCGTTCACAAGCTGGATGATTTCCAGAAGGGCAAGTGGGTGCTCGGATACACCGAAGCCCCGGGCGCTGTCTCCGTCATCATCAAGGAAGGCACCGTCGACGTTCCCTACCCTGCCGGCTCTCTGATCCTGTTCAACGATCAGGGCACTATTGCAGGCCCGGTATCGCTTGAAGCTGCCCGCTCTCTTGCCGAGCGCGTGCTTGAGGGGGACCAGCGGTCTTCCGACCACAAATCCCTCTTGACGTTGGCCGCAGCGGTCCACGGCTTTCTTCTCCCACCACTTGATACCGAGGCGGCTGCGGCCGCGCTCGAGCCGGAGGTTGCCCATGTTTGAGCTGAAGCATTTGGACCTACTACGGTTTGTGGATACCGAGACCAGCGGATTTCCTCCGAACGCCGAGATGGTCGAAATCGGCTGGGTTGACCTGGTCTATTATCCAGAAGGTTGGCAGATCGTCGGCGAGCACCAGTCTCGTTTCGTCAATCCAGGCCACCCAATCCCGGCCGGGGCCACCAACGTCCACGGTATAACCGACGACATGGTGCGCGATGCCATGTCTCCGGCGGAAGCCCGGGCCCTACTCGCCAAAGGCGCCGTCATCCACGCCGCTCACAATGCGCGCTTCGACAAGCAGTTCGTCCGCTCCGGCCTGCCATGGATATGCACGATGGAGTGCGCTCGCAAGGTCTGGCCGAAGGCACCGAACCATAAAAATGAGACCCTGAAGACCTTTCTCGGCATCGAAGTCGATGGCGACGCGCACCGCGCAGGCTATGACGCCGCGGTCTCGGCGCAGATCTTGATGCAGCTTTTCAAGCACATGTCGGTCGACGACATGCTGAAGGTCTCGGATCCCGGCCATGTCCCAACAACGATGCCGTATGGCAAGCATAAAGGCGAGAAGATCAGAGATCTTCCGCTTTCTTACCTCGATTACATGCTCGGGTTGCCTGACCTCACCAAGGGCATGCGCATCGCCATGGAGAATGCCCGCAATGCACAGCGGGCTCCGGTGCAGCAGGCTCGGCCGGCCCGCACAAGCGGATGGGATGGGAGCTTTTGATGCAGTTCTCACCCCAGCAGTCGGCGGCGATCGATGCGGTAGCCAGCTGGCTGAAATCCAGACACAAGCAGTGGTTCTATCTCGCCGGCTTCGCAGGCACCGGAAAGACCACTCTCGCCCGGCACTTCGCCGAAGGCCTTAAAGGTCAAGTGCTTTACATGGCCTATACCGGCAAGGCCGCAATGGTGATGCGCAAGAACGGCTGCCTCGGTGCGCTGACTATCCATGCCACCATCTATAACGTGGACTTCAACCCAGCTACTGGCGTGAAGAAATTCGTGCTGAAAGATGTCGACGAGCTTTCGAACGTCGCCCTCTTTGTCGTCGACGAGTGTTCCATGGTCGACGAGGAGATCGGCAAGGATCTTCTGAGCTTTGGCGTTCCGATCCTTGTGCTCGGCGATCCGGCGCAGTTGCCGCCCGTCAAGGGCGGCGGCTTCTTCACCAATGCCGATCCCGACGTGATGCTGACCGAGATTCATCGGCAGGCAGCCGAGAACCCTATAATCCAGATGGCAACGACCATACGCGAGGGCGGGCGGCTGCGCTACGGCGAATATGGGCGCAACCGCGTTATCCGGCGCGAGGAGCTGTCACAGCAGGATGTCATGGGCGCCGACCAGGTGCTGGTCGGCCTGAACAAGACCCGAGAGTCCTATAATTACCGCATCCGCGAGATCCTGAAACGCACACCGGGCAAGCCGCAGGAAGAAGACCAACTCGTTTGCCTGAAGAATGAGCGCACGCTCGGCATCTTCAATGGTGGCCTCTGGAAGGTCGTCGAGATGATTCCGCGGAAGATCGGCCACCTCAACGACCATTGCGTCCGTATGCATGTCACCTCGCTTGATTTCGAGATGACGGCGCCGATCGAGGTTCGTGTTCGGGAGGAGTTCTTCCGCGGCCAGGGCACCGAAGTGCCTTGGAAAGAGCTTCGCGGCACACAGCAATTCGATTTCGGCTACGCCCTCACGGTCCACAAATCTCAGGGGTCGCAGTGGGAAACCGTCTGCCTGTTCGACGAGAGCGGCAGCTTTCAATCCGACCGCGCGCGCTGGCTGTACACGGGCCTGACCCGCGCATCCGAAACCCTGACAGTGGTGATGTGATGAAAACGACGCCCAAGCGCAAACCCGTCCGCATGCCCTCGCTCGCCATCGTCACCGCCGACTTCAACGCTGGCATGACCAACGAGCAGATGTCCGAAAAATACGATGTCGCTGTGTCGGCGGTGTCTGCCTATCTCAGCCGAAACAGCCTTCATCGTCGGATCAAGGCTTTCATTCCAGCCGATGACACGATCATCGAATGCCTGGAAGCTGGAATGGCTTGCCATCAGATTGCCGAGCTACACGGTGGCAAGGCCGACAATATCTCGCGCTACATTCGCCAGCATGGACTGCGGAAAGGCATCACACCGAAGCCAGATGTCAAGCAGAATACAGAGTCGAAGGGACTGCGGCCGACGCCCTTCAAGGTCATCAACCATTATGGCGTGAGCATCCCTCGCATCCCGACGCTCCACGGCGTTTTCGAGGTGCGGCCATGAGCGTCACAGCTTACCCTCTGGTCTGGCCGTATGGATGGCCACGCACCCCGTCACACAAGCGCGTCAGCGGCAAAAGCCGCTGGCAGAGCGGCGGCAAGCCATGGACGTTCGACGCTGCCAGGAAGGCTCTTGCTGACGAGATTGAGCGCCTTGGTGCGTCGAATGTCGTCCTGTCGACCAATTACGAGCTGCGCCTTGACGGGGCACCACGAGCCGGCGCCCCGAAACCAAACGATGTCGGTATTGCTGTCTACTTCTCGTACAAGGGCCGGCAGGTCGCTATGGCGCGCGATGCCTTCGACAGAGCAGAAGAGAACATCCGCTCCCTTACCCTGGCATTGAGAGCCATGCGCGCGATTGAGGAGCACGGCGGATCGTTGATGATGGACCGCGCATTCGAAGGCTTCATGGCGCTGCCGGCGCCGGGCAGCAAGCGCCCATGGCGCGAAGTCTTCGGCTTCGGCCCATCTGAGAAGGTCCAGCGGGAAGAGTTGCTGGAGCGGTACCGTTCTAAGGCGAAGTCCGCACATCCTGACGCCGCCGGCGGATCTCACGATTTATTCACCGAGCTCAACGCCGCCAAAATTGATGCGATTCGGGAGTTGGGGCTATGAAATCTCACCTCGTCGACATTGCTGGCGTGAAGCACGCCGAGACCGCATCCGCCATCCTCTTCTCGGATACCGCCGATCGCGCCGATGCCAAGTGGCTTCCGAAGAGTCAGATCGAATTCCACCACGACGGTGGCGACGATCGTTTTGTCACCGTGGTCATGCCGGAATGGCTGGCGATCGAGAAGGAGTTCGTGTGATGTCACCATCCGATCTCCTCCGCGCCTATGCGCAGATTGCCGAGCAAAACCCATTGGAGATGGAGTCAACCGGCGGTCCTAACCTGCAGAAGGCCTTCGTCAGTTTTCTGTCGGAAAACGCATACGAGGGTGCGGACCTGGTCGACGCCCAGCGCGATATTGCGAACCTGACGGCGAAGTTCCTGGTGGCGATTGTCCTGGCTGCCCACGAAGGGCAGCCATGTTTCGACTGCATCAACAACTTCCTCCTAGCGCTCGGCACGGCAATTTCTGATGAAGCCGAAGCGCACCTCCAATACCAAGATCCGAAAGGCGCGCACTGATGGCTGGCTCTCTTAACCGTGCAACTATTATCGGCCACCTCGGCGCGGATCCTGAGATCAGACGCAGCAGGGACGGAAAGGCAATCGCCAATCTCCGGGTGGCCACCTCCGAAACTTGGCGTGACAAAAACTCTGGCGAGAAGAGGGAAAACACCACTTGGCATACAGTGGTTATTTTCAACGAAGGACTCGCCGGCGTCGCCGAAAAATATCTCCGCAAAGGGTCGAAGGTCTTTATCGAAGGCCAGCTTCAGACCCGCATGTGGGAAAAGGACGGCCACAAGAATTACACGACGGAGATCGTGCTGCAGGGCTTCAACTCCCAACTGATCCTGCTGGACGGTCGCGAGGGTAACGGCGGCGGTCGGAACGACCGCGATGACGATCGCCGCGGTGGCGATGACTATGGCAGCCGCTCTCGCGGTGATGACCGGCGCGGCAATGATCGCGGCGGAGATCGGCGTGACAATCGTGGTGGTCAGCAGCAGCAAAGCCGCGGCGGTGGCGGTAGCTTTCACGACGACATGTCGGACGACATCCCCTTCGCACCGGAATGGAGGGTGTGATGGTCCGCGCCATCTCTACCGGAGACCGTGTCGAGGTCAGATTCATAACTCCAGACGGAAACGTTCTCTGGAATCCCGCCACCGTCATCAGACGCCGACTTGACTGCCTTGTCGTAACCATGGCGACCGGGCACCGGAAGGAAGTCGAGCACGACAAGGGGCTCTATCGGCTGCCAGGGCCTGGTGATGGCTGACAGAATCCCCTGCATCAACCCGAACTGTCTCCGCACGGCCGATGCCTCGAAATATCAGGAAGGCGTCGAGATCATCTGCGGAAAGTGCTTCCGCGCCCTGCCCGATGAGCTTCGCAAAGCGCATCAGCGCTTTTGGCGCGAGATGCGCAAGTGGGATCGCCGAATCGCCCGCACCTCCGACGAAATCAAGCTTCAGCAAATGCACGACATTCGTGACAAGTGGGCCCACCGCATCCACGCGAACTGGAAAATCATCAAATCCTATTTCACCGACCAGCCGGCGCCAGCCGGCATCGAGAACTTCATGAAGGAGATTGGCCTTGGCGGAAGCAGTTGATCATCCATCTCACTATGGCGGCGCCGATGATCCCTACGAGGTGATCAAGGTGCTCGAGCACTGGCTGTCGCGCGAGGAATTCATCGGCGCGATGAAGTTCAACATCATCAAATACCAGGCCCGGGCCGCCAAGAAGAACGGCGACCAGGATTACCAGAAATCCGCCTGGTATGCGGACTATCTCACCGATTTTCTCAAAAGGAACCCCAAATGACCAGGATCGATGTTCTCGACCACGGATTCGTGCGCCTTATCGACAGCATGGGAACCGACCTCTCCATCGTCCGCGCCGCCCGCGTCTCCTATGACGCAGCTTGGCGCGCGGGTGAGGATCAGGGCTCCGATAACCGCCTCATACGTTACTTGTGGAAGAACCGCCACACGACCCCCTTCGAAGCCGTCACCTTCACGTTTGAGGTCAAGGCGCCGATCTTCGTCTTTCGCCAATGGCATCGCCATAGGACATGGTCGTTCAACGAACTGTCGGCCCGCTATCGCGAGATGCCGGAAGAGTTCTATCTTCCGGACCCAGCGAAGATCGGCGTGCAATCCAAGGACAATAAGCAAGGGCGCACCACGGAAGAGACTTTGCCGGATTTTTACGAGCTTCGCGCAAAGCAGTGCCACGCTCTCGAAATCGCATGTATGCAGGCCTTCAACACCTATCGCGACCTTCTTGCCGACGGTTGGCCGCGCGAACTCGCCCGGTCCATCCTGCCGGTGGCGACCTACAGCCACATGTTTGCCACGGTCAATCTGAGGAACCTGCTGCACTTCCTCGACCTGCGCTGCGATCCACACGCCCAATACGAGATCCGCGCCTATGCGGAGGCGCTTCGCAGTCTCGCCTATACCGTGGTGCCGACGGCGATGTCGGCATGGGAGGATGGCGCCAATGTCTAGCACTCTCTTCCGCATCCATTTCCACAGCGGCGAGGAGCCGATCGACCTGTCGGCCGCCAACCCGACGGAAGCCAGGAAGCTGGCGGTCAAGCAGAGACCAGACGCTGCCATCAAGAAAATCAAAGTCGTGAAGGGGGATTGAAATGTTGACCGCCCCCGAAGCTATCGAGCAACTCATTGAAGCCGGCACTCACCGTGTCGAAATGAACAACGCCCAGCCCTTCCGCGATAACATCACCTTGGCCGACACCTTGGAAGCCAAGGCGGCCGAGCTAATCTCGCATCTCGCGCGGGAGGAGCAGTTCTCGCTTCTGGTGCAATGCTATCGATCCGGCCAGATGTCGGAGGCGCAGTGGACGGAGCATCTGAAGGACTCGCGGTTCAAGGAATACCTTTTCCGCGGAACGATCATGATGCCGGAGCCCACCCCCGCACCGCTAACGGCAGCGGCTATAGCCGATGCGCTGGATGCATTCTGGAATCCAGCCATTGAGGCGACCCGCACCAATCGCGCCAATTACGACACTACCGTTGCCGTCGTGTGCATCGCCCAGGGCTTTGCGGCGATCGCCAGGCATCTTCGTGGAGGTGCATCATGATCATCACAGACAAGATGGCAGAGGTCGCGGCTCGCATCCTCAACAAGCGTCTTGCCGAGGGCAACCTCTATGGCGTCAGCAGGGAAATGCTTGAGGCAGCCCTTGCGGCAGCGCCAGCAGACGCGGTCAAGCGCAGCGACATAGTTCGGTGGATCGAATGGGCTGGCGGCGACTTCTTGCCGCTTCCGCCTGAAATGCAGGTCACGGTCCTTCTTCGTGATGGATCTACCGAAGGGCCAGCTAGGGCGCTTGAATTCGCAGGAGAGAATAGCTGCTGGAAACATCGCGGCACCAGTGGAGACATTGTCGCCTATACTAGCGATCTCCTTTTCGCCTCGCCAGTCGCACAGGCGACGGATGTGCCTGACGGGTGGAAGCTCGTGCCGGTCAGGCCAACCGAGGAGATGATCCAGTCCGCGGTGGATACCACAACTATTTCGCACAATTTTTGCGAAGCGGATTTGGAAGACATCTATTTGACCATGGTGGCGATTGCACCAACGCCAAAAGCGGAGGGCGACCGATGAAACCCACCCTCACCCACCGCTACCTCTTCAGCAAGGAAGAGATCATCGCCGCTCTGTTCGACGTGAAGCCGACCTGCGATTATCCGGAGATCCGGATCGACGGCGACGAGGTCGTGATCGAATTCGTAAATCCGAAGCATGTCGAGCAGCAGCTCACCACCCCCGAGGACGACACCTTCCCGGGCGACCAGCCATCCAAGACGGACGACGAAGACGAGCGGCTATCCCCGCTGGAATATTCCCAGAAGGTCGAACAGCAACAGCGCAAGCCCGCCGGCGAGAATGAACGCGAGGCGCTCGACCTCTGCGGCCAGAAGATCTTTCAGACCTTCCTTGAGGTGAAGACCGAGGAGGCTGCCCAGCGCGTGCTGCTGGAGCGATGCCACGCCAAATCTTTGTCTGAACTCGATACCGTGAAGTCCTGGCGGGCCAACTTCAGAGACGTCGTCGCCGAGTTCGACATGTGGATGCGGGGGGACTGAAATGTCGTCCTCGCCCACATCCGATACGAAGCGGGTGCGTGCGAGCGAGCGCGCATTACGCCTCACTTTGAAGGCCATGAAGGACGCTGGCATTGCTGTGGACAAGGTGTGCATAACCGGTGCACAGATCGAAATCCATTGTGGCGGAGTTGAAGAAGTAAAACCGCAGGAAAACGATAGGCGCATCAAACAATGGTGAGGCGCGCCTTGAAAATAGACTACAAGGGGCTGATAGAGGAGACGCTCCCCTCTGGGAATAAGCGCTATCGTGTGCGCCAGGAAGGGAACCCGAAAAAACGCATCCTGATCCACTGCGGGCCAGAACACGAGGAATTCAACAAGCAATATCTCGCCGCGCGCGCCGGACTGCAGCCGGACCCTATCAAGGAAGCGCATGAGTATGCCATCCCGCGCACGATCGCGTGGCTGGTAACGCTGTATTTCAAGCATTTGAAAGGTCGCGTCAAAGCTGGGACGATGAGCCCGAAGACGCTGAAAAAGAAGAAGAACCTGCTCAATCGTCTTCTGAAGCACGCCGACTATGCGATGCTGATCCCGCAGGAAAAGCTGATTGAAATGCAAGACGCGATGGTCGAGACGCCTGCCCAGGCCGACGCATTCATAGAAGCGATCGGCGTAATGTACGATTGGGCGATTGAGCGCAAGTTCATCTCTGTCAACACCGCCCGCGGCATCACATCGATCTACGAGAAGGGTCTCGGCGCCATCCCATGGAAGGCGGCCGACGTGAAGGCGTTCTATGCGAAGCACAAGCCTGGCAGCAAACCTCACGTCGCCATGTCCATCCTGCTTTGGACCGGCTGCCGCATCGAGGATCTGACGATGCTCGGACGGAAATACGAATGCGTGATTGACGGCGTTGAGGCGCTTCGCTGGACGCCGAATAAGAAAGGATCGTCAGAGGTCTGCATCCCCTTCCTTGAGTCGCTCAAGGCTGCTGTGCGCGCTCCCAAGGTCCAAGGCGCAACCTATGTGCTTGGCCGAGGCGGCAAACCCTATGCCAGCGGCGATTCGATGTCGGCGACGTTCAAGTATTGGTGCGTCGAAGCCGGACTGCCCACGCTGTCAGCTCATGGCGTTCGCAAGGGGTTAGCCGAACTGCTGGCAGAACTTGGATGCAGCGAATACGAGATCATGGCGATTCTTGGCCATTCGGAAGCGAAGACGACGGAAGTTTACACCAAACGTGTCAGCCGGTGGAAGCTGGCGAAAAAAGCGCTTGATCGGGTCGATGTGTCCCAGGCTTGGTCTTGATCGTGGGACACCCTGTTTTCTCAACCCATTGGACTGGAAAAGAAAAACCCGGCCGAAGCCGGGCTCTTTGGTGCGGTCGAGAAGACTCGGCGATAATACTCAAGGCGGTGAAAATCTCGAAAAAAGTGCCCACGCGAAAGACATTTTCTGACGCAATGAATCAATAGGTTATTGGTCGCCTGTCCCATGTTTTTTCTCCACAGTTTTGAATGTCTGTGGAAAATCCGCATTGACTCTTTCATTCCGCACTCGCATTTTTGCGTGAACACAAAGAGAACAGAGCCGAGGTATTGCGCATGGCCATTCGCCCCCAGAACGACAATAGGCGCGTGGCGGCGCCACGCCTACGCCCGGAGCCAGACATGGTCGCCATGATCGTCAGGGGCTACAATATGGGCTCTATCCGGAATGGCTGGGTGGTCTACTTCAAGGATAGAAAATCGCCTCCGCATGCCGGCCTAGTCGACGAACTGTGCGTGGTAAAGCCGAAGGGTGGAGACGCGCTGCTGCGCTTCCTCAAGAGTGGCCGAAAGCCCGGCGCGTGGGACTTGGTGTCCGTCACAGGCGACCCTATCCTCGACGCGGATCTGGAGTGGGCGGAGCAGGTCGATTGGATACGCCCGCACCGCATGGGCGACTCGGACATCGCCATGCTGGCTGGAACCGGCGAATACATCGGGTAGGCAAATGAACACCCACAGCACGCTTGGTGACATGCTGGACGCCAACTTCAGGGTCTATGTGTGCTGCGAGACCTGGGGCTGCCAGAACGTCAAGGCAGCCAATCTGGAGGCTCTGGCGGCCAAGTATGGCCGCGATCACGGCGCAATGCATTGGGATCTGGTCAAGCTCCCCTGGCGCTGTGATAAGTGCCAAGGGCGCAAGGTGAGCTTCCGGCTGGAGCCGGGCAGCAAGCAGTACCTGTTCACCCGCCATGTCGACGAGGATCATTCGTTCGGAATAAAAAAAGACCGGCAGCCGTGAGGCCGCCGGGAGACTGGAGGGTATAACGCAGGAAGGGGTGTGTAGGTTAGTTCCGGCGGCGCTCGATCTCCCGCTGGATGTGCATCTCTTCGCGGATACGGTTGAGTTCGGCCGCCATCAAGTTGTCTACCCTGATTTTCTCCTTTGCTGCGTCAAGTATCTGATCAAGGGTGGCGGTAAGCGCCGCAACTTGATCGGTCATTCGGTTGAGGGCTGTTGGATCGACAATGACCGCCGCTACTTGGGCGGCTGGCACTCCTTTGGCTGGATCGATCTTGCGGCCTTCGAGGATGCCGAGCCGCGCTACCCAGATGACGATGGCGCTTACTGCGGAAAAGGCGATCGCCGCTGGCAGAGGAAGCGCAGAGACGAACTTAATTAGCTCTTCCATTTGCTTCCCCGACGTCATGCGCTGCGCTGTAGACATTCGCCAGTTCAGTAACGACGAACATCGGATATATCACCACCCACCAACCAAAAATGCCAGAGAGTGTGAAACAATAGGTGATACCAGCGAAGATCAGACATCCGCAGGCTGCCGAAAACATTCTGATATGCGGGGTGACGTTCTTTCTGGCCCCGTTGATGATCAGACCAACAATGCGCAGAATGCCGAGCGCCGCCAAGCAGATGCCGAGCAAACTCTCATTGCCGAAGATGTGGCGGAACCCAGAATAGCCCGGAAGATCGAACAGGCTCCCCGGGAACAAGGTGACGAAACCCAACATGGCCGTGATCGTCGCCAGCAGCCATTCCGTTCGCCGCGTTCGGAACCGATGCTGAATTCTGATCCATATGCCCGGCCCGAGATATCCGGCAGGCGGTTGTTCTTGTTCCATGGCGACCATCTGTTTGAACGTGTTCCTCAGTTCCTCGGCATCGATTTCTTCCATGGCGAAGTGTCCTTTCGCCCCTGGTTATGCGGCCGAAGGCCCCTCGCCGCCATTCTCATTTCTTGCAGCCCGCCATCTTCATGCAGGTCGCATTGTGCGCGAGAACCTGCTTCGCAAACGGCAGGTCGTTGTTGACCATATAGGCCTTCGTTGCCGGTGCCGGCGTCAGCAGCGAAAAGCCGGAGCCATCATTCGCAGTGGCTCTTACCGTCTGCGAACACCCACTGCAGACCAAAATCATGGCAAACAGCGGCAGCATCATACTTGTCGAAATGCGCATCGGTAGCTCTCCGTTCAGCGATGTTCTGGTTGGACTTGGCGATCTCTGCGGCAACCTGCTTGTCGATGCCGCGCAATTCAGCATCGTGCAGTTGCTTGGCGTACCAGGCGGCCACAGCGCCAAGAATGACGACGGTAGCGACGACATAGATGATGACTTTGCTCATGGCTGTTGCGCTCCGGGTTGCGGTTCGCCGTCGATCGCCGCCGGCGGATTCTTGTAGGGAAGCCCCGTGCCAGTGCGCCAGATGGCGGTAATATCCTGAATGGTGGCGAATCCCGTGTAGCCAAGCACCAAGACGGCGATCAGCCACAACCAGCCCTCTGCGATCGTCTGGTTGACGCGTGTGTCGGGGGCATTGATCATCAACTGCAGCTGCCAGCAGCCCCAGCCGACGACGGGATAGAGAGCCAGGCGCCGCCAAGTCCAGCCCGGCTCGCCCGTATGCTTCGCTTCCTTGGCCATCTCACCCCGCCTTCGCCGCCGCCTGGATGGCGGCCTTAAACTTTGCGGCATAGCCGGCGATCGTCGCGGCCTTGTCCGTGCCGTTGACGACGCGCCGCGCATTGACGAAATCCGGGTGTCCGGGGATCAGGAAATCGCCCAGCTTCTTGCCCGTCCACCAGCCCTCTTTGTTGCCGAGAAACAGGCTCATGGCCGACACGAACGGATCGCGGCGCTGCTCGGGATTGGCGACCAGGTCGATGCCGAGGCCGAACAGTTCGTTCAGCCGCGTCGTCGCCTTGAGTGCGTTGCGCCGTCCTGTATTCTGCACATGGCCTTCGCCTCGGAAGCGATAGCCGTCACCCTTCTCCGTATTGCCGAGCTGCTGACCGAGCTTCGTGCCGGGCTCGTATTTGTCGAAATAGGAGACGGAGCCGTATTCGGTGATCGGCTGCATCGAGCGCGCCGTCTCATGGAAGGCCGTGCCGAGGTCATAGGCAAGATGGTCGGTCGGATTGGGGATGGTGTTGTCGTTGGCAAAGTGCTTGTCCCAGACGTCGAGCAAGTTTTCCATCCCCTCGACCTGAGAATGCGAAAGCTTGCCGGCGAACAGCGAGGTTCGCACGGCGTCGTAAAAGACGCTGCGGTTCATGATGATGTTTCCTGTTTCGGGGTGGCAAGTTCGGTGGATGTTCCCGCTATGTTGCCCAAGTCACAGCGATCCGCCTTGTTTTTCCGAAGCCGTTCAGATGGCACGCATCAACAAGATCACGCCACCATTGCCGCGAGGCGGTTATCGTTCTGCGGCGTCAGAAACAGCGCCAGTTGCCGCAAGAAACCATTGAGATAATTGGCGTTGGCGCCATCTTGGCCGACACTGAAGACCGGCGTACCGGTCGGCAGTGTGCCGGAATTGTCATTTGCTGGCGACCCCAGCGCCGATGTCACGCGCAAGGCAAAGTCATTGGCGCTCCATCGGACGGCGGCCTTGAAGCGACTGCTAGACGTCACTGCGTTGGTCGAAACAAGATCGCATTGCGTCACGCCGCCGTTGACGACAATGAAATGGACCTTGTTGTCTGTGCCGATGTAGAGCGCCAGGTAATTGTTGGCGTCAACGCGGTTGATCCAAAGATAGCGGAGCGTACCGGAAGCGCCAAGCACATCCTCGCAATCGACGAAGGCACTGCCTTGTGCCAGCGAAACCATGCCCTCGGCACGGGGGATTGTCACATCATCGGCAGATCGGGAAATTGCAGCATTGGTGGTGCGTATGGGAGATGTTGGAACAGCCAACTGCTCGAGCTGCGGCCAGCCAAAACGCAATGTGACATCTACGGCAGCCGCGTTGTTAACTGCCAATGCAGGTCCATTGTTGAGCCTGAGCGTGGACGCTGCCATTGTGGCAGTCGCTGTGACCCTCTGCCATGACGAGTTCGGCGTGATTGATGTGCCGTAGTCGGCCCTTAAGACGGAACCAACTCCATCGGCTTCTCTAAGCCTGCATCGAGTGGCGGTTATGTTTGTCAAGGAGCCGCCAACCAGCTTGACGAATAATGATCCAGTCCATGTTTGCCCGGAGGCAACCACGATTTGAGTGCTTGTTTCACATTGGATAGCCACTTCAGTGGCATTGGTCGTGCCAAAAAATCGCATATCGATGTAGTCGATACCCGCATCTGTGCCAGTGCCGACGATCTGCTGCGACAGTCCTGCCAGTCCTGCAATCCAGTTTGTCGGCAGGGTGCCCGGCGTGCCTGCGGCGGCCCCCTGCATTGAATTGTTGCGGACAGAATTCGTGGTCGCTTGCTCCAGCTTCAGCCCTCGATCCCGGCGACGAAGCAAACCGGAAGCGTCACTGCTCCAGTTGCCGCCGAGATCGTCTGTGTATGAGGCGCTGGCGCGCGTGAGCGACAGCAAGGCGGCATAGTCAGGCGAGCCATAAGCGCGCCCATAGGCGAAGTCGAGGTGCGGCAGCGAGCCAATCAACCACCAGGGCGACGAAATCAAGCCCAGGAGCAACTTCTTGCGAGACGACAGCGCCATGTCACACCGCCACCGCGTGCAGGGTCACAACATAGACTTCGCTGTTGGCGGCCGACGTGTAGCCGCCATTGGTCACCAGGTAGCCATAGAGGCTGGTGCTCGCGAGTTTGATCTGCTTGGCCAGACCAAAGACCTCGCAGTAGCAGGTCGACCCGAGATCGATTGGCGTGCCAAGGTCGATATAGCCGAGATATGATGACCGATCGCCAGACGGCAGATCCCAAGCTGCGTTGTCAGCCAACGCAGACGGTGGCGTGGCGCTGTACAGATAAAGCCTAAAACTCGTCATGCCAGACGGAATTGCCGAAATGTCGAGTTCCAACTGCGCGCCGGTGATCATGATCGTCGCGCCAGACGGTCCAGCATTGGCAAAAGTGAGTGCGCCGCCGACATCGTCGTTGGCGGAATAAGCAGTCGTGTTTGCCGGCCGCGTGATGGTCAGCGGAATATCGTAAGCTGCGGTTGTCTGGTTGACGGGCAAAGTGCTCTGGTCTGATGGCAGAACGACCCGCATGGACTGTGCCATGGTGCCTTGACCAAGGGCAACCGGCAGAAGGGCAATTAGGGACGTGAGACGCTGCGCAATGCGCTGTAGCCTGCCATTGTGGCCGGCTGTGGCGGTATCAGACGCCGGAGCGGTTTCGTTGATCGCGCCTAATATCGCGTCGTCGGTGGCGATGTTGACGGCGGGGCTCTGCGCCACGGTGCGGGCGCCGAGCTGCGCCACGGCGCGGCCCGTCATGGTCGTAAGATTCTGCGCGATCCGTTGCAGCCGGCCGTTTAGACCTGACGACGCAGTGTCGCTGGCGGGAGCTGTTTCAGTCAGCGATCCGACCTTCGCTTGAAGGTCATCATCACTGGCGATGGTCACCGCCAAAGAACCGGATTTCGTCGTCTGCCCAAGTACCGCGGGAACCTGGGCGATGAGCGAGGTCAGGCGTTGAGCGACTCTCTGCAAACGGCCATTCAGACCCGAAGATGCGGTATCAGACGCCGGAGCGGTTTCCGTCAAAGACCCGATCTTGCCCTGGATATCATCGTCACTGGCAATCGTGACGGGGTGCGAGGCCGCCTTGACACCTTGGCCGAACGCAAGCTGGGTGCTGAGTTTGTCCCAGATCGCGGACAGCCAGCCGATGGTGCCAGAGCCTCCCGCGCCGAGGGCAGTGACAGCCGTCACCTTCGCGCCGAAAAGCGAAGTTAGATTTTGGGCAATCCTCTGAAGCCGACCATTTAGGCCAGAACTTGCCGTATCATTCGCCGGCGCAGTTTCGGTGAGAGCGCCAAGCTTACCCTGCAGATCGTCGTCGCTTGCAACGGTGACCGACAGTGAGCCGGTTTTCACTCCCTGGCCGTATGCGAGCTTTGTCCAGATCGCCTTGAGGATGGCGACGATGGTGCCGTTACCGGTGCCGCTCCACGCGGCGTCTCCGATGGCACCTTCGGCTGCAGACCCGCCACTGCCCGAAGTGATGACGACCTGGTCGACCGAAACCTTCACGTTGTCGTTGCTATCGCCGAGCCAACCGTAGAGATTCTCGCCTGCGTCGAGCGACGACTGGATAGATTCGTCGCTATTGAGCACACGATACGCGGAATCGTCATCAGGCTCGCCGACGGGCAGGCTGGACGCCTCTCTCAGCTTGATGACGCCACGCGTGCGCAGTTCGATATCGAAGTTGCCGGGACCGGACGCGATAAGGCCCCACGCATTCGGGGCGAGGTCAACGACAGTGATCGCCATCGTCATTTCTCCAATCTGGAATTTTGGTGGTCGTAAAAGGGGGCGAAGCGGCCGGTTCTGGCATTCTGCCGGTCGAGCGCGGCGCGCGCGAAGTCATTGCTGGACAGCTTCTGCCCGGTGACTGTGAAGTTTATGACGATGGTCCTCTTGACATGAAAAAGGCCCGCCGAAGCGAGCCCTGAATGTCACTTCATGACCTAGCGGTCAGGCGGGGATGTGATCTGAGCTAAAATCTTGCAATTTGGTCGCGGCTCTGGGTAGATTGCAGGTTCCGCACCTAGCAAGGGATATGTTGTGGCAATTCATCGTTGGGATATTGAAGATAAGGACATTTTCGACCCTGTTTTCTCGCAGTGGTCACCCATGAAAATATTGCTCAAGACACGCGATGACCCTTGGTTTATCAGAGAGTGGTACGCGCATCATGCCGCCATTGTGGGGCCTGAGAACATCATCATTTTCGACAACGGCTCATCTGACCCAGAAGTGCTCGCGTTTTACATCGAAGTCGAGAAGACGACGCAGATCGTCATAAACTCCTTTGCGATGAATCACATCCACAATGTGCATAAGAATGCCGCGCTCTACGGACACCTGAAAAAATCATGCGACTACTTCAGCGTCCTCGATACGGACGAACGGTTGCTGATGCTCTCCTCTCCGGAGAAAGTCGCACATCCCAGCGAGATCGTCGACGCACTTCCTGAATATTTCGCGAGGGGTGCCGATTTTGTGGCGCCGCTTTGGCTAGGCAATGCACATCGATCGTCTCGCAACTTCCGTCTCTCCGATGAAACTGAACTTCTTAACAGTCTGCGGTGGGGGAAGCCTATCGTTGGATCCACCAATGTTCCGACGGGTTTCATAAATCACAACTGTCAAATCGGCCAGTTGACGACCAAAGTCGCCTCTGAGTCACGATTTTTGGTACTGCATCTAAAGAACCTGTCACCTGAACAACGCATCTCCGCAAACATGCGCAAGCTGGAGAACTATGGTTTCATCGAGCCCGGGACGTCTCCAGAACAGGCCATCCTCTGCGACACCAACAAAATCAAGAAGGGCGATGCGGTCTATTGGGTGAATGAACTTAGGAGTCTGCTGCAATCAAAGGATATGCCTGAGCAGCGCGGTTCAATGACGATCGAAGACGGTAGAGTTACGTTTCGGACGGAGGAGTCAAGGGCACTTCTGACTGAATTTTGCCGGGATGCGAGCCAGTTTTATGATGGCTCGGGCGTTGCCTTGTTACCACCGCTTGCGGCTCAGGTTTAGGTTCCTCAATATTCGCCTTCTCGATCGCCTTCTTAAGTTCATAGGCGTCATCAAGCGCCACACCGGCGATTGCAGTGCCGGCGATCAGATCGAGGAGCATCTTGCGGTGCTTTTCATTGTCGAGCTTCATTTTAGGTTCCAAGTCCATTGTTGACGAGAGCCGTGCGCAACGCGTTGATCGCGGTGCAGATATTGATATTGGTTTCAGCCCCACCGGTCGAAAGGGCAGCTGAAAGCGTCTGCTTGCCCACCGGAGAATTGCCATTGAACGCCACGCCGATGTCGCTCCACCTGACTTTCGTTCCGCCGGTCGAGCTCGCTAGAGAGCCGAGTCCAGTGCCTTTTGTTTGTATGGTCACTGGGATATTTGCATCCGCTCCGACCGCCTGCATTTGAGGAGCACCGCCGGCCGCGGCGTCGTAAAACTGGAAATAATTGACCGCGTTGGTGAGGTGGCCAAACTTGACGAACGCAGCGCCTCCACGGTTTGCAATTGATAGGCCGTTATCACTCATGACGATTCCAACTGAATTGTTGGAGTCATCGACCTGCGAGCGGATGAAGGCAGCCTTCACCGAAGGGTTGGTTGGGGCGAACCATTGTATTTCTTGTGCCCGACCGAACTGGATTGCAGGCGCCGCACCAGTGTCGCCGGCAGAACCGTCAGTTCCGATGATTGCATCATTCGCGAAGAGAATTCCCGTGTTCCACCCAGTGTATGCTGGGTTGAGCGTGTTGACGCTCTTAACGAAGACAATGCCGGCATTCGGTGGCGCGGTCTGCTGGCCGCCGTAGCGATTATCGCCGCCACCGTTGAGCCATAGGCCAAACGCTCCACCGGTACTGCTGGTGGAATACGGTCGGCTGAGTTTGTTGGCGCCCTTGTTCTTGACGGCGAGTTCAAGGGCGTAGGAGGAACCGACATCGCCGACAGGTTCGTGCTGAACATCACCATACAATGCCCAAACGGTCGGATACACTGACGGAGAATGCGAATTCTGATCGCCATCGTTGATAACCGCTCCGCCGACACCGATGCAGGCGCCACCGCCAGGCACATCGGCGTCGGCGCCGCTGTCACTGCGGCGAGACAAACCCGAAATAGCGATCAGACCCTTTGTCGCCATCACGGTCAAATTGCTGTCACGCGGAAGCCAACCCGGTCCAGACGAGCCAAGCGGAAGCCATGACCCGAAATTACCGCGAGCATCAGAGCCCGAGGCTGCCGCCCCGACAAACACCCTATCGGTGATCCGATGCACGAATGGCGGCGTATCGGGGGTGATATCCGACCACATTCCAGAAATATCCTGGCGGTCGAACTGCATGTCTTCAGCGTCGATTTGCCAAACTGCACCGCCGCTCACCCCTAAAAATGTGGCCACGCCACTAGCAACAACGGGCTTTCCAGCCAGTTCTGCGTCAAGGTCGGAGAGGTTGAGTTTCGAATCGAGCGCCGTGTCTACCTGCCCTTTGGAATAAACGTCGGCGGCGCTACGAAGCGCAGAAGCCAGGGAAGCAGCCTCGCTGCCTGGACTCTCAATCGGCAGATTAGTCATCGCTCACCTGTTTCATAAGCTTCTTGCCGTGGAAGGTCAGGAACTCACTGTTAAACAGCAGAAACTGGAAATCGCCCGGCGCAGTGCTGTCGTCACGAGTGGTCGGCTCGAAGTCGGCCATCACAGCTTCGTCCTCTCGATGCTCAAGCTCTGTAGGCATCAGGCTTTGATTACCTCGATCGTCTTGGCGGAATCGCCTTTTGGGCAAACCCACACGCGATCACTGGCGGAGAGGTTTTTCATCCCCGGGAACGGGCGGGAGGCGACCAGCGTGTAGAAATCCGTCCAATCGTCCGGTGGAAGATCAGTCGGCACTGATGTGCCGGCGTAGATGTAGACGGAGCCTGCCTCTCGTACCTTGAAGATGACCGTCTGATCGCCGTCGGCAATCAACGTCCATTGGCCGGCTGGGCATGGAATGCCCTCCGTTGTCAGTGCCATGTTTGGATCTCCTGATTATCGCTTGTCTACGCCGGCGCCGCTCTGCGGCTGCTTGAGGCTCAATTCCGTCTCAAAGCCGGAGCCTTTCGACAGGTTGTGGGTGACGGATGAAATCCGGTAGGAGCCGTCGATCCCAGGTCTGATGCCGGAGATCTGGCAGAGCGCTTCCGGCTCGGCATAGACGTCGCCGAGGATGGTGGCGGTACCTCCGCCCTTCTCTCGATCGGATGTCTTGCTAGAGGACTCGCCCTTCTTCTTGGCCTGATCTTCGTTGGCAGCCGTGATGACATGCCGGAGTGCGGAGTCGACGTCATCGACGCCCGTCTCCACCGGAACCTTCACCCGCTCGCCCTTGGCGATGTCGAAATAACTGACCTCGACGTTCTTGAACTTCGGCCGCGAGATGATCGGGCTGATGTTGCCGGAGATCAGATTGACGCCGTATGCCGCCGAGATAGGCGTGAGCGGACGACCGGACGCGGAGATACCCTCGTTGAGAGCCACCATGAACGCACGGCTGCCGATGATCTTGAAGGAGGCGCCCACCTCCTTGGCGATCCTCTGCCCCCACGACATGAAGCTCTCCGTCTGGGAAAGCCAATAGGGGCGCTGTACGCTCGCGATCGATCCGGCCACTGTAACGGCCAACCCGACCTTCGAACCCCATTCCTGGGCCACGCTGGACAGGCTGGCGTCGTCTTTATGCTTGAGCTTCGGTTCCTTGACGGCGGAGCCCTGATCGATGCTGCTGCAGGAGATCTCCATCGTCCTGCCGTCGCTCTTGCCGAAGTCGTAGGAGACGTCGGAAACGAAGCCCTCGAATGCGAGAGCACCGTTGATCATGACCTGGACGGGCGCCCTCTCCTGCGGCAGCAGTATCAGACCGTCCTGATCCGAGAGCTTCAGCGTGCACTCGTCTGACGCTTCGCCAGAGGCGCGGGTTATCTTGATCGAAAGCAGATGCGGATCGAACCGGCTGGTGACGTCCTGGCCGGAGACGATCACCTGATAGTCATTGCTGACGAACGGCATCCGTCAGTCCCAGAGCCTGATCACGTCACGGCGGGCCTGGCTTTCGGTCAGCGCTTCGACCGGAAACGAAATGACGGTGCCGACCGGCACCTCCAACGCTTCTGCTAGGCCGGGATTGAGATCGAAGACCTTGGCGATGAAGCCGTCCGGCTGCCGGTTGAACTTGCGCCAGATGATATTGGCCACCGTGAGACCTTCGATCATCACGGTCTCCTGCAGGATCGTGGTCATAGGAAGAGCCTCAACAGTGATTCCGCGCCGCCGATGCCAGGGCTGTCGGCGCGGAGCAGGTCGACAGTGTAATCGATCTCCTGGCCGATGCCTTCAAGGTAGAGCTCGGAGTCATCGCGCGAGATCTTGTCGATCAGAAACCAGCCCATCGGCACATAGTCGCCGCGGAGCAGCGGCAGCGGCGTCTTCGCCTGGCGGGCGGCCTCAAGTGCCGCCAGCCCATTCAACGCGCCCTGGAAGAAATAAGGGTGAAGCGTGCCCTTCAAGGTCATGGTCGACTCATCGTCACCCGTGTCCTCATAGACCGGGGCGGCGCCCATGACGTCATGTTTGGCGAAGCTCGACTTTGTCTCCATGCTGATCGTCTGGAGATCGTTCTTCAGGTTGAAGACGACAGGGCCAAGGCAAGCGAGCATTACGGTGCCACCCCATGGTCGGCGAAGTTGCGATTCATCTCGCGCTGCACTGTGGCTTTGGCAGCCGCGGCCGCGGCGCCGATGCCGGCGAGAATAGACTTCAGTTCTCTGGCCATAGCGATTGCCGCCTGAAGCTCCGCGGTATTGACCTGCGGCGTGGCCTGCACCGACAGCGCGGACTGGATCTGCTGGCCGGCCTGCTGCGCCTCGTTAACTGATTGGCTATAATCCACCGGCTTCGGTCCGGAGCCAGAGAATGCCCGATGCATTCCACCTTCGAAACCGCCAGGGAACTGCGCGTCGAACTTGCGCTGATTTTCCATGTCGATCAGCATATTGGGGTTGTAGTGGAGCGCAGACTCGTAGCCGGAGTGCGGGACCGCGTTGAGGCCTTCGTAGGCCGTGATACCGGCTGCAAGCCACGGGGAAGCGCGACCGAGAAGGCCGCCCGCCCACGGCGCAAGGCCCTTCAGTTTTGACCAAATACCTCCCTTGCCTGGCTTTGTCAGGTCGCCGGCGGCACCCTGCCCGCTCAGAGCCGCGGCCGCGATCTGCAGTTGGACGGCGGCGGCATTCAGGTTGGTGCCGGCCGTCATGAGTCCCCAGATGGCAGCGGCGATCTTCCACGTACCGAAGGCGGCAACGCCGGCGCCGGCTATGATGCCGCCCTTGGCCAACGGATCGCCATCACGCCATGCCTGCTGCAATTGGTTGATGCCATTTGCGAGGTGGTTTAGCCCGGCCACGATGGTCGGCATGGTATCCTCTCCGAGCGCGGCCGCCAGATTGCGCAGCGATTCGATGAAGCCCTTGTAGGCGACGAATGGATCTTTGAAGCGCGCTTCGTCGGCGGCTTCTGGCCCCATTGCCGCTTCATATTGCTGGATTGCGCGGTCGATCTGCTGCTGCTGAGTGATCATGCGCGTGATCAGGCCGGATGCGTTCGTGTTCCTGGTCAGCATCGCGACCTGCTTGCCGACCTCGACGTCGTCGCTGGTGTTGACCCCATTCTTCTGAAGGGCTGGGATCAGCACGCTCTTCACCCAGGCATAAGGATCTGTTCCGAAGAGCTTGTCCTGGACTAGACCGCTATCGTTCCGGATGCCGATCTCGCGCTGGCGTGCCATATTCGCCTTGTTGGTTACCGCGTTGGAACCGATGACGAATGCCTGGTAGGCGCTCGAAAGCGCCGTGCCAAAGCCTTCAGCAGTCATGTCCTGCGACAATGCGGGCTGCACGTTGGCAAGAAATTTGGTTGACAGTCCGGGAACAGCAATCTTTCCTCGGCGCGCGAACTGGAAAAGCTTGCCTGGGTCAACGTCAGAATCCACCTGGGCGGCGCGGATCATGCCAGCGATGATATCCTTCGTGGCCTGGATGCCGATGTCGCCGCCCTGATTCTGCCCGGCGTTGTCGATACCGCGGAGCAGGTTCACGAGTTGGGTGTTGGCGACATCCGTTCCCTTGGTCGACTGCAGGGCAACCATGCCCTTGACGAGTTCAGGCAGGATCTCAAGCCCGCGCTGGGTTGTCCCCATCATGGCGCGCGCATTGCGGGCCATATCGGCAATCTGCGTAATCCCCACCGACGGGTACTGGCTGCCAAGCTTTTCGGAGGCGCCGATGATCTGGTCTTGCTCCGGGCGCGGGATGCTGGCCACCTTCTGGCGCCACTTCTCCCTCTCCCATTCCGCCGATGCAATCACGCCTTCCCGGCCGGCGACGCCGGCCATGTAGACGCCGGTATAACCGCCAAGCGCAACCAGGACCGGCTTCAGCGCCAGTTCCATGCGCTTGCCCATTATACGAGTTCTGGACTCGATGATCTTCGCTTCTTCATTCCAGGCCTGCCGGATGCCGGCGAACTGTTGGAGCGCTGCGAGTTTGAAATTCGTCCGCTCATTGCCGGCCAGCGACTTGCTGAGATTTCGGCTGGAGATATCGGTATTCAGGCGATCCCAAGCAATCCTCAGTTTTTCGATGTCGGCTGCACCGGCGCCCAGCTTCTGAAGCTGCTGCTCAAACCGACCGCCCCAAGAGGCGCTGTTGAGCTTGCGTGCCGCGGCCTCAATCTTGCTGATGGAGGTATCGAGGTTTGTGGCTGCGGTCTTGGCCGCTCCGCTCATCTCGTCCTTCAGCCGAAGGATGAGCTCACCGATGAATGTGCGCGCCATTACCTCACCTTCCAGCCGGCCAATTTCGCCTTAAACATGGCTTCCGACGATTGATAGTTGAAAGCCACGCAATACCACTCGAGGATGTCGATCCACTCCATTTCGAGGATCTGCGGTATCGGGGTCGAGAACGATGCGGCGATCAGCCCGACGTATTCTCGCCAGGATCTTGGGTCGACAGCATTTCTTCGGCCAGACCGTATGCCGCTATCAAGCGGCGGGGAAAAAAAGGGCGAGCCGCTCTGTCGACAGCCTCCTGGTCGTCATCGTCCATTGCATCCCAGACCTCCTGGGGGCAATCCACCATCGGAGCGACAGCGCTGCTGTTTCCCGAGCGTACTAGGTTCATGTATGTCTCGACCTCTTTACCGGTCACCCGATGGACTCGGATCTCGGTATAGAGCTTCCCGTCGAACTCGACGGGGTATTCGAGCGGAACCATCTTCTCCCTCTCTTTGGGGGAGACGATGCGGGCGACTGGCGGCTCGCCCACCGTCTTCGTCTGTTCATCCGCCATGATCAGGTACCAAGCCCAATGTTACGGGCGACCTGCCGGAAAATGGTCCGGCCGTCGATGCGGACTGCGTTCGGACCGCCGAAGACGTCGATGAAATATTTCTCGTCGCCGCCGATCTTCAGCATATACCGCGTGATCTCGTTGATCTCGTAATCAGTGTTGATGCCGTCGTCCTTCTTGAACTCGCCCATATCGACCTTGGTCATTCGGCCATGGACGACGCAAACGAGCGGGATGTCCTCTTGGGTGGTGACGTTGGCGACGTTGCCACGGATGGTGTAGTGCTCCCGGCGATTGGTCATGAATTTGTTCATGACCTTGAGGTTCAGACCAGCCAGGTTGAAGCTGATCATGAGAGCGCCGATGCTGCGCATTCCGATCTTGACCCCGGCGATGCCACCGCCGGGCTTGAACTCTTTCGTCGCCTCCTCGAGCGCGGGGAACTTGACCGAGTTCAAGACAAGGAATTGCGAGTGGTCGGGGTCGTCGTCGCCGGCAAACAGGTTGGCGGTGTCGAGGTTGTAAATGGTGGCCATGGTCTAAATCTCCTGGTCTACGATGGGATCAGGCCACGGCCGAGCCGAGCTGGATCGAGATGTTCTGCACGAGCTCCGTCAGCGCCTCACGATAGCGGCGCGAGCGGACGGTGATCTTGCGCAGCGGTGGCGGCTCTTCGGCCCGGAAGGCGATGGTGAGGAAGCCGAGACGCAGATCCTCCGGCGTGTTGAGATCCTCGACGAAATCGATGCGGTAATCGAGGAGATCGCCGTTGGCGCGCATCTTCGACAGTTCCGACTCCATCGTGTTGACGACGGCCTGTACCGTCTGGATGGTCAGGTTGAACCGGCCGAGATAGGTGCGCAGCGCCTTGATCTGGTTGATCTCGATATAGTCGCGAAGCCGAACCACGTTGGCGAAGAGCCACTGCGTGTCGGAGGCGAGCGTATCGGTGCCCCAGAAGATGAAGCCGCCATCGGTCAGGCTGCCGTCGACGCCCGTCTCACCGCGGATGACGATGCCACCGTTCTCCTCGATATAGGTCATGCCGAGTGAGGAGTCGGATGTGATGTCGAGATCGATCTTCGGCGAGATGCCGACCAGGCCGTTGATGTTCTGGTTGGCGATCGAGTGGCCGGGGATGCCATCGAACTCGGAGTCGCGGCGCGCATAGAGCGCGATGATGTAGGGCGACAGCGGCTTCGTCACGATGCTTTCGCCAGAGAGCACCATGGCATCCTGCGCGAGAGGATGGATGATGTTCATGTCCTCGGGAAGAAGCTCCTTCCACGTCAGCCAATTGGCATGCGAAGATGTCGGCCCTTCCGGCAGGAACTTGGCCTTCAGGCGAGCCAGGATCGTCGGCAGGCTGGCACAGATCTGGTTGCCAAGCGTTGCCGTGGTGACTGACGCCGCTGCTCCCGTGAGCCCGGTGGACGCGGCAAAAGAGAATGTCGGTGCGACGGTATAGGCGCCCGGATTGGTGATCGTGATCGCCGTGAGGGTGCCGCCAGCCACCGTGAAAGTGCCTGCGCCGCCGCTTCCGGTTCCGCCAGTGAAGGCCAGGGCAAAGGTGCCGTCAGTCCCTCCGGTGCCGCCAGTGATGGAACCGTGGCCGGTGATGCCGAGGTAGGTCTGGCTGGTGTAGCCCGGAACGATGATCAGGCGCGGAGTGATGCCGAGATCGGCCGGCGCATCGAGCAGCGCCCAGATGCCGGTCCGCGTGGTTTCGTCGCCCAACAGCAGTCCGATCTGGGTGAGCGCACTCGCATCGTCGTCGACACGGACAATGACCACCTTGGCGGCCGCAGTAACCAGCTGGGCGGAGATGCCGACAAGGGCGTCCACGATGGTGCCGCTTGTCCCGAGCAGAGCACGCGTGGCACTGTCGTTGGTGTAGAGCAGAACCGCGGTATCCAGCGGGAAAGCAGTGTCGTCCGCATCCGGAGCGGTACCGACGATCGCGATGACGCTCATGTCGGCCCCGATGATGGACTGAGGCTCAATGCCATCACGAATGTGTTTCACACCCATCACTTGGGCCATGATAAATCTCCTGTTCAGGGCAAAAGAAAACCCGCCAGAGGCGGGTCAGGTTGGCAGGGTCAGTTCGCCGTCCGGCGGGTTGACGATTGGATCTGGGAACCTTGCTGTGTCCTTGGCATCCTCTCGGTAGGGAAGCACCAGGACGATCTGAAGGTCGCCGGCGATGCGCCGCGGCTGAGAGGAAATAAATTTCGACGGAGGAATCCACGCTTCGTCGAAATCTCCCTCCACGACCGAAGAGAAATCAAAAACATCACCGTTGATGAACAACTTTTCGCCGGCCTTTGAGACGGCCAACACCTCATCAGAACGCTGGGGTGACCAGATAATCTTCATCAGAACCACCTGCCAATTGCGATGACGTCAACATAAAGATGGTCGCTGCCGCCAAAATTCGTAGCGCCAGTAATCGTGTAGGCAGTGATGGCAACCGTGGTCGTCGTCTTGGTTCCGTGAAGAGGAGACAAAATCTCGCGCGATGTCGGGGCGGCGCCGGCGAATGCCGTCGTCACCGCATCTGTCCCGACCTGAGGCTTAAACTCGGAATGGACCCTATATGTATTGTCAACGAATGCGGCTGGAAACGTCCACGTTGCGCCGCATCGACTCGTCGATATGTTGTCGAGAGTTAGAGACCCCCAACAGATCTGGGTGCCGTCAGCGAACCTAACATAGTTTCCGTTGCTGTTCGACCCGGCCTCCACCAGCGCTCCTGTGGGCGTCCCGCCGGATTGTGAAACAGAGCCGAGGATATTACCTCTCCTGAAGGCGTATTTTGCCGACAGTGCGCCGAAGTTCATGTCCTCATCGGGATAGGTATGCGTCCTGGTCGTCGCAGTGGAGAAGCTGGCAATGTCGATCGCCAACTTTTTGCTGTGATCTAATGTGTCGACGAACCTGTTGTTGGTCAGCAGGTTCTTGTTAGCGACGTCCTGCACTCCAGAAGGCGTCAGCGAATTCGTCAGGATTTCGTTTCCAACCCAGGCTGTGTTCGGGATCTGCTGACTGCTATCTCCGGGGTCAGGAGTTGGAACTTCAGAAATACCAGTGAATGTCGGAGAGTCGATCGGTGCTTTGGCCGCAACCTGCGCGCCCAAGTTTGCGACGTCGGCGTCGATGGCATCCAGCGCCGCCCTCAGCCTTGCGACATCTTCCGCGAGGAAATTGTCGCCATATGGTTTCGGATAGTTCTGGTTTGAGGTGAACTCTTCAACAGCCATGGGAGCCTCAAACCGTAAATGCGCGAAGATCGGCGATCGCCGGCCGCGCAGCTGGCGTGCCTGTCAGGGTGATTTTGATGCGCCCTCCATCCGGTGCAGCAAACGCTGTCTTCTCGTAGGAGTATTCGACGAAGCCCTCGTCGATTGGCGTTGTCTCGGTCAGCGTCATGTTCTGCCAGCTGTCGTCGTTTTTATCGACCTGCACGCTCAAGGTTGATCCGCCAGGCAACCACGTCGACATTTCCGCATGAACGTCGACCGGATTTCCCATAGTGAACGACGTCCCGATGTATGTTCCGCTCGCCTGCATTGTGCCAAACACGATCAGGATATCTCGACTGAGGATGGGGCTGGCCCGCTCTTTGCCCGTAAGAATCGCATTCACCTTGACGTTTCCGGTATAAAAGCTCGTAAGCTCGATGTTCTGTTCTGGAAGCACGTTGTAGAGCGTGCCGCCGACATCCACCTGGAAGACGACGCTGGTGCCAGCCTCAGGCAGAAATACTGCAGCGAGGACCATGATGTCGCTGACATTGCTGACCGCGAACGTGCCAACGTTGATCGTCTTTGTCAGCGGTGAGAAGACGCAGGCGTTAAGCCGGTATGTGATGTCGCTGTTCGGATGCAGCTTCCATGAAAGGCTGTTCGAACCGTCGAAACGATCTCCTGCCGTGTAAGGCTGCTTCGTCACGTACTTCTGTGCATCGGCATCGAAGTCGCCGAGAGTCGCGATCGATATCGAGTGGTTCGCGTCATCCGTCTTCACTACAAAGGCGAGATAGGTGTCCTTCGGCTGGTAGAGCGGATACTTGAAAACGAAATCGGTCCACTGGTTGGCAACCACGGACGTCATGTCCACACGGATCGAGTTCAAAACGTGTTGCGTCGGAAATCCCTCATTACCGACAGCGACGATGTCAATGATCACATCATTGTTGCGGTTGCCGATCGCGCAAAACTTGAGCGACACACTCGCGATGTGCCTGCCCTTGTTGAGCACAAACGTCTGAGCCTGCGGGTCGTTTCCGCCCCTACCATCGTTCGGCCACGCGGTGTCGTCATCTGGATATACCGGGAAATCGATCGGCGGATCATCGCGGAATCGTTCGATGATCGTGATCTCGATGTTCGTCGTGTCCGTTTCCAGGATGCCCTGGCCGCGGAAGCGAGTTGTCGCCTTCCTGCCTGAACCGCCAACACATTTGACCGCCTTTCTGCCGCTCGGCATCTCGGCCGGGATCGTAAACGTGCCGGTGATCACGCCCTGGCTATTGGCAACGAGCCCACCCGGGTTCACGTCGACTCCGCCGAACGTCAGTTCTGCAAGGGTCTCGCCAGCACCCATTCCTTCAATACGGAAGTCGATGTCTATCTCTCGCAAATACCGCAGCTTTTCCCGATCGACAGTGGTCACCGTCTCGACCTTCTTCACGCGCTGCCTGTTATGGCGGCCGATGACCTTTGTCGTCTCCGAGTTGGTGACTTCCTCAACATCGACCCAGAAATCGCGCTCCGGATCGATGGAAATGTCGATCGGCAGCGGGCGAAAATTCATGTAGGGGTTAATCTTGACGCAGCCGGTGGCGAGATCTTGTTTGATCACCGGCTCCGTCGTGTAATTCAGCATGCCGAGGCTCGACAGCCGCACCTTTTGGAAGGTCGGATCGATGGCGATCTGCAGGGTTCCTTCGAAAACTGCTGCGGTCTGGGTCTCGCCAAGATCGCGGTAATCGTCGTTCTTGAATGGATCGGTGAAGACGCCGAGCATAAGCCCGGGGCTGCGCGAAATTGCCTTCGTCTTGAGACGCTCGATCGCAATCAGATCCAACGCATCGATCAGGCGCTCATAGACCGCATTGAGCTGCTTGAAGGTCATGGCCGTGGTGCCGTCGTTGACGATCGTCGGCTTTCCAAACCAGTCATTCTCCACCACGCACAGCGACAGAGCGGTATCTGGCTCCTGCGGTGGATGCGGATTTGTCGGCGACGACTCGCCGCGGACATACTCAAAATCGCCGTCTTCAGTCAGGCAGATGCGGTCCTGGCGCGGAAGTTTGTAGGTGTAGGCCAGGAAAACGTCCTTGCCGACAACGCCGCCCGAGAGCGTCACCTTGCGATCGGTGAAAGTGTCTGGGTCCACCTGGTCGAGATATTGATAGGTGACGTCGTAGGACGACCCCGTCGTCGGCTCGGCGCCAGCCGGCGCCCAGCTGACAGCGTCGCCGCTGCGGACATAGTCTGTGGTGGCAACGTAAGTGGTTGCACCCTGAACGACAGAGACGATGCTTGTGACACTGTCATCCGGCAGTGGGTCAGTGCTGCCCGTCACTCCCTTGACCAGCGTCACCGTCCGCTGCTTGGTGATGATGGCCGCATCGATTGCGGCGATCGGCGGATGGCGAACGGTGATCACCGAAGTGCCGGACGTGTCGAACGTGTGCGGCTCTGCGTTCACAGTTCCGAAGTCCGGATCTTCCAAGACGGCAATCCGTGCGTCTGATGTCCGGATGACCTTGATCCCGTTGACGTTTGCCTCGCCCGCGCCAATGGAGAACAGCCTGTTCTCGCCGTCGAGCTTCATGGCCCGGACGCTGCAGCCTTTGACGATATAGTTGCCATGGGCGCCGAAATCATAGCTCTGGATTTGCTTCTGCACGCCTGTCAGGTTCGTCGGTGCCTGGTTGGCGACAACGACGCCATCCCGCATCAGGACGTATTGGAAGAAGTCTCCGACCCCGCCATCGTCTTCGCCGGAGTCCGCAACAAATCCCCAAGCGGTCGCCAGCGTGGTGCGCACCGCGCCCTCTTCACCATAAGCCTCCGTTCCTTCGACCAAGCCATAGAAAAGGTTGTCGTCGGCAGCCGTGATGATGGTCTCGACAACGCGAACACCCAAGGCAACATCGCCCACCATCGGGACGCCTGTGAGCACGGTTTGGTCTACGGCGCGAGGAGCGCCGATCAGATAGAGAATGCCGGCAGTGATTTGCACCGTGCCAGCATCTGTATCGATGATGATGTCGGCGCCTGACAGGCGGTCGCCATCTTTGGCGACCAGATCGCCAACGGCCTTGCGACGCTGGAATTCGCGTGTGAAGGCTTCGTTGACGTCGGACGCCTGGGCAAAGTCGCCCTCACCGAAATAGACTCGCTCGACTTCCGGACGGTCCGCAGTCCTGTCGCGAACATTGGAAAGCTCCGGATGCTCGCTTGGATCAAAAACGGTGGTTGCCATGAAATCCTCAGAAGCCAAGCGTAAAGACGATGCGCTCGCGCACCGTCAGCATGAAAGGGAGGTCGAACGCAGTCTGGCCGACCACGACTTCAGCGCCAGTGAACTGAATTTCGTCAGGGGTCAGCCATCGTTTGAATGACTTGACGCCCGCAACAGGAGATGCGTTGAACGCGATGGCTGCGAACGCCGCCGCCTCCCCGGCTCCATCTCCGAAGCCTGTCTGGACGGTGTACTGAATGAAGAATTCATCGCCGTAATCGGTTTCTGCCGGGGTGATGTCTACCGGCGCCATGATCACCAGGGCGTATCCGATCACCGTCTCATCCGCGCGCAGGAAGGCCATATAGGTGCGTTTGCGGAGGATAGACCATGCCTTGAGAAAGCCGGCGTCGGAAACCTCATTCCATGTCACGCCCGGGGCATTCCATGTGATATCGGAGGTCCACGGAAACGACAGTCCATTGACGAAGTCGATATTCAGATCGGCCCAATCGGTGATGTTCGCATAGGACTCAATCTCATGAGCTCGCCCATGGCTCCATTTGGTCTTACCGCCTGGCAGCCGGACGCCGGAACTGTCGCCCCAAAGGCTATTGCCCCATTTCTTGCCGGACCATTCCAGGCCACGGACATCGTAGCCGAAGTAGCCGCGGAAAAACTCCGACCGCGCCGGATCCGAAATACCGGCCAGATATTCAGCATCGGTGAGGCGGGCGACCTCTTCGCTGGCGGCTGGGATTTCGCCCATACCGATCTGATAGAGGTGCCAGCGGCGGCGATGCCGCATCTGATCCTCAATCGTGATCGCGTCATAGGAAATCCATGACAGCGATGTGGTCAGCGCCTGCGGCGTGCCGCGTAGCCCCTGCCAAACTCGACCATCGTCGATCAAATCTTCATAGTTGTCGAAGAACGCCGAGATGTATCCCAGGCCATATTCGAATACGAGCCATGGAGCGACGGTGACGTTGAGCGGCCGATGATACTTGACGCCATGCAGGTCCGTGACCGCATCGCCAACTTCGCTAGGCAACTCGATCGCTTCGGCAATGGCCCGCTCGAAATACTTCGAGTTCGTGGGCAGTAGCGCGAGCGACATTACCTGGACCTGCCCTTATAGGTGAGCGTGATCGTTCCAAAGACAGCCGCAGCGTTCTCAGCCATGGTGACGTGCGCCACCGGAGCCGTGCGGGTGACGCGCGAGACACCGGCAGGCGTCAGCTTCGCGTCAATCCAATTGGTGTTCACGTCGAACCCGATGCCACCTTCGTTGACGAGAGTGGCGCGAAGACCGGCCTCGAGGCCATCGAACACCGACATGGGCGTTTCAGGCAGCAGCCAGACATCAGCCGTCACGTTCACGGTCGTCTTTACGGCGCTCTCGACTGCGATGATGTCGTTGAGCGATCGGACTGAGGAATTCGATACGGCGGCCAGTACGGCCGCCAGCAGGTCGGATGTCGGCGTCCCGTCACCGACCGTCGAAAGAATGGCGACGTTTATCTCCGGACCCGGGCCGGGCCGGTAGACTTTCGCATCTCGCACTCTCACGTCGGCCGAGCGCGCGTGAAACTCATACCATTCCTCCGGTCCGGCGGTAGACCGGCCTTGGTCGGCCAAGATAATGCGCTCGCGGAGTGCGGCGTCGCTCTCACCTGTCAGCCGCGTGACACCATGGTCCGCGGCAAGGTTGTCGAGATCGGCGCCAACCGAATATGCCAGCAAATTGCTGCGCAGAGCGTCATTGACGCGAGCGCGCAGCAGCAGCTCATCATAGGCGTCTGCCTCGATGATGATGACTGCCGGGTCCGACTCCAACATGCTCACGTCGTAGGTCGGCAGGTTGAGCGACGGGTTGGCGGTGCGAACCGCCTCCCACAGGTCGCCGAAAGTGGTCTTCTTCCGGGTGACGATCGCCTCATAGTCGAGCGTCTCGACGATCTCGGGCGCCGGAATATTGGCGAGCACCACCATTATTTCGCGCTCCTGATCGTAACGGAACCGTTGGCGACCGAAACGAAGGCGTTCGCCTGTTTCCAATCCAGATGGGCATATGGCCGGTATTCGCCGACCATCGTAAAGTCGCCGAAGCCAAGCCGATCGATGTCATTCACATCGAACTGCAGAATGCGGTACCGTGGCTCAAATAGCTCGACCAGCATGTAGAGCGTGTTGAACCATAGCAGAACGGTGTCGGCAGTCGCATTCTCGCCAAGCAGGCGCAGGCCAGGATTGCCGAACCATTCGCGCATCACGCGCGCACCGGGGCGAGTCGTGAAGATCTTCTCCAGCGACTGCTGGACGTGCTCGAAGCCGTCCAGAGGTTTGCCGGTGACCGCGTTGACGCCAGCCATCGGAGATTACTTGCTGCCCGACTTCTTCGGCGCAGGAGCCTCTTCCGTCGCAAGTTCGATATGGCCCAGGCGCAGCGGATGCTCCGCCTGTTCATCGGTGAGCGTGATGCGCTTCTTCTTGCCAGGATTCTTGGCGCCGGCTACCTCGCGGGCGTCGGTGAGGATGACGTATTCCTTCATCGGGTTTCTCCTTACGGGGGTGGGCCTGTCAGGTCGCCGCCAACCACCACGTCAGTATGGACGTGGGTTTTGTCGACGGAGTGTCCGTCGTGAGTTTGCGTTCCGCCCGTCTGGGCGAAGCCGCTGCCGGTGAAATCGAATGTGACGCCGCCGCAGGTCAGTTTCAGACCACCGTCGGTCAGATCGATGGTGACCGAACCGAAGGTCATCTTGTGGGCGTCGCTGGCCGTTGAGTTTGCCGGGTTATCATCCGACCAGTGGAAAGGCTCTGCGGTGCCCTGCTCAACGTCGCCGCTTTCCGATCGGATGGCCATGGTCTGACCAACCGAGGGCGGATTGTGGAACTTCATGGCGCCGGCGGTCTGCTTGTAAGGCACCCATGGCGAGAGGACGTCCTGATCGTCTTCGTCTTTGCCGATCGCAATCCGGACCATGGCCTTCTGGGTATCGACCTGAGTCACCTTGCCGCGGATGTGGGTGCCAGCAAGCCGGCGCTCGTGCTCGCCAATGCGCGAGAAGATCGACCGGAGGACCGGAACAAGATCTTCAGTATAGACGACGCTCATAGGTCAAGATCGCCTTCGATCGGTGCGATCTCAGAGTCGCTGTCGATGACAACCTCGTCGAGCGTTGATGGCTCGCCGGTGATATCGTCTACGGCTTCGAAATTGATGGGCGCAAGGCCGGTACCGACCAGCCCAGCGTCCGTGAGACCGAAATTCCGCTGCAGATCTTCAAACGACGGCAGCCCGGCCGGGCTTTCGATCATGCCCGTAAAGACATCAGCCAGAAGCGTCTTTTCGCCGCCGGCGGAGCGGAGAGCGGTGTCGAACATCAGCCATGCGCCATAGAGCGGCGTCCCGAAGTCCGGATCTGGGATGGTATCGCAGCGATAGCAGATCTCCATCGCTGGTATTTTGACCGCCTTTTCGACTTCGACCAGCACATAGCGGATTTCCCGCCGGGTGACCTTGACGATGAACTTCCGCCACACCTCAAGCCATGACGTGTCTCCACCATGAAAGGCGGCGTCTACCTGCCGGCCCATGAGGTTGAGGGTCAACCCGGCCGTGCTGCCGTCCAGCGCGAAGGACGTTCCTTCAGGCACCTTCGTCTTGCCAGGAGCCACGTAAACAAAAATCTTGAGTTCGGCTTCACCCTTTTCGCCCTGCGTCTGCCGTCCGGAGACCTGCAGATTAAGGCTTTCGACGTAGACGGCGATGACCGGCTGCTGCGGGCTGTCGCCGCCGCGCAGAAGGTCGCTGATGGGGTCGACCGGCTGTTCCCAGACTCGGTCGCCGGCCCATGTGGCGCCGTCCAGCACATAGTGCGTCAGCGCGACCAGCGCCTGGCAGACAAGGCTCATGCTGGCACACAGGGGCAGACCATGCGGCCGATGCCATCATGATCTGGTGCTCGCGTCAGTCTGAACTTCGGCATTCCAGGGCGCTCCAGAGCGACGATGACATCGTTCGCCTGCGGATATTGGGAAGATCCTTGGAATGACGAAAGCGCGATCGAGACATGGATTCGATCGCCGGCAAGCTGCGGCTGGAAACCGTCATAGCTGCCTTCGTCCTGGACGGTGACAGCAACTGGATTGAAGTCGACCACCGCCGTGACGGTGACCTGTTGACGTGCGCCATCCACGGAACTGGCAAACACTTCGCCCTTTTTCATCGGGTCGATCCGGATGAGTTCCCCCATCACGGTATCGACAGCCGCCGAGGCGAGTGTTTCCAGTTCCGAGAATAGCGATGGCATGGTTTCGCCTATCAGGTGCGCTTCGCGCGGAAGAGCGTGCGAGGACGCGTGCAGTAGTGGAGTGCGTTTGACTGGAAGTCGAGATTGACGCCCTTGCCGTTCTGCATCTCATACTGCTTGGCGTAGAGACGCTGACCTGGGCGGTTGACGGTCTCGATATAGTCGGCCGGCGCATAGATGGTCCGGAAGAGGCCCGGAACGCCGACTGGATAGCCGAATCCCTTGTCGGTATGGACAGCAGCGGCGCCGTTGAAATTGCCTCGATAGTTGATGAAGCGAATGTTGGCAAACACCACTTCACCGAAGATATCGTTCTGGCCGCTGCCGCCGACGACGGCATTGCGAAGTTCTGACGCTTGCTGTGTCTGGAGGTATGTTGCGCGAACTTCGTCGTTGGCAACAAGATCGTCGAAGAATTGATCACCGACGATGAATTCGATGCCTGAGAACGGCAGGCCATCCAGCGTCGCCGCCATGTCACGGTGGACCTTCGCGCAGAAATTGCGCAGAAGACCGTCTTTATTGGTGTCGAAGGAGAAGTCGATTTCTGCCGGCAAAGACTCGCCAAATTCCGCCGCATAGTCATAAATAACGGTGGTACCGTCGGAGTCATAAAGTTTGCCAGTCGTGAGGATCTTCAGCCGATGATATTCCTCGGTGAGCGAGAAAAACTGGCTGGCTTCCGCCGCCCGATCGGCAATTCGTCCCTGCAGCATTTCGACGGCGACTTCGTTGCCGAAAGCACGAACGCCCTGCACTTCATCGGCATAGATTGCGTCATTGACCTCGAAGTGTGGCACCTGCAGCATGCGCATGGAGCGCTTGTTCTTGCCAAACGTGGTGCCGGGGCCGCCGCGTGGCGACGCAGGGACAAGTTTCAGGATCTGATCCTTGTCCTTTTCGATGGCGACGGACAGCGTCGAAATGGATGTGCTCGTGAACAGCCCCCGGCGGCTGATGTAGCCGGGGACGTGTTTGATTTCGCGCATCGCATCGGACATCGTCGTGACCGAGAATGCGTCCTGTTTGAAAATATCAAGCATTGAAGTGCTCTCCTAGCCCCGCGCCGCGCTCAGTAGCGGACGATGATGTTGTTGGAAGCGAGCGCCTGAATGGCGTCGACGCGCTGTGCATCGGTGATGCCGGAGGGCCAGGCGATGCAGTTGCCGTTCAGTTCGCACATACGCACGAGCCCGGCGGTTTTCTTGGTCTCGCCAGCGCCTGTGGTGCATGCATAGATGGAATAGGCCGCAGGCACTTCGGAGCCGTCGGTCGCCGTCGGGTCAAAGTTGACCCATTGGAAATCGACATCCTCTGTGGTCACGGCGAGCGTGAAGGTGTCGCCGGCAACGAAGTCGGTCGAGCCGTCGGCGATCGTGAACTTGATCTCCTTGTTGAAGGCTGTGCCGACAACCCCGGTGCCGACGAGATCGCCGTTGGGGTCGACAACCTCGAAAGTGCCGAGGTTTGTCGTCGGTTCAATGAAGACGACGGTATAGTTGCCATCCTTGATCCTGGTGTTGGAATTGGGGTTGGCCATCGTCAGGACGCCATTGCCAATACCGGCAAAGGACTGCGCGACAGTAACGCCGGACGCGACGCCGAGCTTGGCCAGCAAGGCGTTGGCAAGAATTGTCTGGCTTGCCGCGATGGTGAGGTTCTCGCGGGAGATCGAGCGCATTCCTTCGCTCATAATCGCTTCGCCAGGGCGGGCAGTTTCGGTAAGAACGGTCATTTCCGTGTTCCTTCTTCGTTACCGGCTTACTGGAAGCGCGTGTTGGCGGAGGTGACGGCCTTGCCCCAGCCGGACCTGACCTTTTCGGCCGCAGCCTGAGATGCGGGCGGCTCGGCAGCGCCAAGGGCGCCGGTCTGCTGCTTGTGGGCGACGTAATCGCCGGGCTTGTTGCCGTTGGCGGCGGCGCCGGTCTGCTCGGTGTCGCCCTGGGCGGTCTTTTCCTCGACCTTCGGCATGCTTTCCTTGGCCGCGGCCAGGATCGCGGCACTGTCGGTGGCCGAGATCTTGGTCTTGAAGGCCAGATGATGGGCGAGCGGCTGAAACTGCTTGCCGATGTCGGAGCCGATGATTGCGCCGATGCGCTCCTGCGCAGAAGCGGCTGCCTTTTCCGCGATTTCCTCTGCGGTCGGGCCGTTATTCTGTTCGCTCATGGAAAATCCTCCTGGAGAGCGTTGGGGGAACAAGCGGCCCTTGCGTCCGCTGGAGATCAGGGACGCGATCGTCGCCTCGAGCTGGCCGACTTCATCGGCCATGCCGGATGCCACTGCCTTGGCCCCGATTTTCATGCCGCCGGCGCCAAACTTCGTGATGACGTCCTGGACGGAGACGCCGCGGTATTTAGCCACGGCGGAAATGAAGACTTCTGCCAGGTCATCGACCATGGCTTGGATGCGATTCCGGCCATCGTCGGTGGTCGGGTCCGGCCGCTTGCCGGGCGACTGCGACGACACGAATTCGATGGTGCGTACGCCGCGGCGCTCGTCGGCTGCCTTGCGATCCTGGACGCCGAGCACGACGCCGATCGAGCCGAGCAACGCGGCTTCGGAGACGATGATCTTGCCGGCAGCCGATGCCAGCCAATAACCACCCGAGGCGGCCATGCCAGAGACGTAGGAGACGACCGGCTTGGTCTTGTTGACGTCATGGATGGCGGCTGCGAGCTCGTCGCACCCATTCGCCTCCCCGCCAGGGCTATCGATCACCTGCAGGATCGTGTGGATGTTGGGATCTTCGGCGAGAACCTGAAGATCTCGGCGCATGATCTCGTAGCTCGTGGCGCCGCTGATGCTGACGAACAGATTCGCCTTTTTGAACAGCGGGCCATCGACATAGAGGATACCAACGCCGTCGCGCACCTTCGCACGCTCTGCGCGGTCGGCAGTCTTCGCCCGGTAGGCTTCGAGAGCCTCCGGAGATGTGTCGTTTTCGCGCGCAACGATGTTGGCGAGTTCTTCGACGCGCTCCGGCAGCATCGCCCAGCCCTGAGAGGCTGCGAAGTCCATAATGCTCATCGTTGATCCTCAGAAAGCGCAGCGCCCGCCGGCGGTGATCGCGAAATTCGTGCGGTTGCCAGTCTTGGCAGCGCATTCCGACTCCATCTGTCGGATGATGGCGAGCATGCCACTGGCATCGGCGGTCTTGAATTCGACTGTCCGATCGCGAAAGGTCACTCGTTGAATGCTGCCTTCCGCTAAGAGCTTCATGTACGCCGGGCGGAGCGCGCGCACGATCGAGCACGGGTCATAGGTCTCGCCGCCGAAGAGGGCATCGTAATCAATCGCCACTGATGGATGCCTCCAATTCGGCTTCAAGTTCATCTGCAGACGCGCCAGCCGGTTTCGGCGATGGCACGGCGTCGGCCGGCGGATCTTCAAGCGCCTTATCCTGCCCGTCCTTAGTTTCGAGCATGGTGACCGGCGACCACGGACGCGGCAGGTCCAATTCATCGGCGAGCGCGTTTTCAGCAGCCCGCTGGCGCATGTCGTCGTCCCAATCCCGGCCGTAGGAGGCAGCGATGTCGGCGAGCGTGGTGGCGCCCATGACCTTCAGCACCTGGTGCGAGCGGGCGGCCTTGAAATCATCCGCCTGCGGCTGGGCCGGGCCGGACCATGTTGATCGGGTCGCCGACGCGCGTTTGGCGAGAAAGGCAAAATAACCGCCCTTAAATGGGATGCGGCCGGTGAAGATCTCTTCCTCGAGCCACGCGTTATAGATCGCCTGGCAGAACGGAATGATGATGTTCGCGCGGCGGCGGAGGACACCGAGCCACTCCATCGCACCTCCCATGCGGATCGACGAATAGGTTGCCCCGCGGAAGTCACCTGTGGCCGACTCGTACGTGACGCCGGCGCCGGCGGCGATCTCGCGCATCAGCCAGCCCATGAACTGGTCAAATTGACCGCTTGGCGACTTAGACTCGGTGAAATCGAGCTCGTCACCAGGAAACAGGTGAGCTAAACGACCATGCTGCGTCAGGTCGATTTTGGCCCCGTCGTACCATTCGCCTTTCTGGTCGGTAAATGCTTTGATGTCGACGCCGCCGGTATCGCCGGTTGTCATCAGGCCTTCGAAAGCCTCAATGCCGCGCATTGGCGTCCGTATGGTCGCGGCGAAAATGGTCTGGATAAGAGCCTTTGTCAGCGTCGCATCGGCGTATTGGTCGACTTGCCGTATCACCTTGAGGATCGGCGTCAGCGGGGAAATCCCGCGGTTGGTCGCAATGCTCGAATCGAAGAGATGGATGACGTTCGGGCGGCCATCGCGGTCGTAGGCCGCAATTTCGCGTTCCTTCCAGCCGAAAAGCTGATCCTTCTCGTTGATGAAATAGGACTGCGGGAAGCCCCAACCATCCGTTTTCACGCCCTGAACGACGTTGTTGAGCTCGTCGTTCTTCTGGATGAGCCGGCTCGGCGGAATCAGGAGTACCTTCGTCTTCGAAATCGACGCTGGCCGATCGATGATCGGCATCAGCCCCAACACTTCGCCGAACGTCTTCCACGACGCATAGGCTGCCTGCTGCTGCTTCCCAAACGTCATTTTGCCGGCAGCATCGCACTCGACCGGGTTATCGCCATAGGCACGGAAGCGGTTTTCAACGTTTCGGCTCCATGTGGCGGCCTCTTCGCGTGTCCAGCCGAGCGCCTCGTAATCCGGGCGGCACGCAAGCCGGAGACCTGCGCCGACGACAGACCCGCACTCGACCTCAAGCACGCGCGTGAGGAAGCCAGAGTTCTGAATTCCCTCCTGCGCCCGGGCGGCGGCATCTACCCATGCCCTCTGCACGTCCTGCGACTGCTCGCGCAGCGCCGGCCGCCAGCCGACCATCAGAGGATTACGTCCACCCTGGAAATAGGCCGCCTTCGGCGCGGGTGCCGATCCTTTCAGAAACCCGCCGAGGCGTTGCATGATGCCCATTTCTCACCCATGGAGTCTGGAAACGAGATCCTTCAGGCTCCTCTTCGGCATGGCTGCCTTAGCCTTCAGTTCCTCGTAGCGTTTCTCGAAATCGAACCGACAGACCTGCCGGATGGCGATCGCGTAGACCAAGCTGTCCAGCGCTTCTGCCTGTCGCTTACCGATGCGGTCGAAGCTGATGTACGGCCGGCCGGTGCCAGTTTTGTATTTGAGCACACGCCGCTCGGAATTGAGCTGCAGGATGTAGGACTCGGTGAGCGAGTTGCTCAACCGGAAGGACTGCTGCTCCTGCTGTTCCTTCGGCAGCATCGTGAGGACTTCCGTCTTCACCTGGTCGACGCCGACGATATAGAGCGGCGCAGTGCGATTGCGGCGGCGCTTTTTGCTGATCTCGAGGATCTTGCGCGGGCCTTCGTCGCCCTTGATCGCAAAAATCTTCTGACCCTGGGTCGTTTCGCAGAAGTCGTAAACCTGCTGCGTCCTGTTACCGTCACCGGAGTCGACCGCCGTGGCTTCCACGCCGATTGTGCCGCCAAGCGGATGCTCCCAGACCGTGGACAACACGGAGCGCAGTTCATCCCATGTCGATTTCAGGTTTGTGCCGCCATAAATGACGTGATGCCCCAGAATCCACCGATGATTCTGGCTATGGCCCAAGAAGGTGATCTCCAGTCGGTCTGTCTGAACATCGACGCCAGCGGTGATGTAGGCAACTTCCGGCGGAACATCCTCTCGCCAGCGAGAGGCATCCATATCCCAACAAATTCCGAAATCTTCCCGACGTGCCATCAACTGGCTTTCGGTGACAGCTTCGATCGCCGTCGACCAGACCTTGCCGAGCACGGTGTTGAAGAACACCTGCATGTCGGACGGGCCATTGCGCTTGGCGAGCTCATATTCCTCGACCAGCTTCACCCAGGAAGCGTTGGCGAAGAGCGAGATCAAGGCATTCAGCCTGAAGCCGGCGTGGCCACGAATATGCGGCCGTGTCGCGCGCCACTCGCCGGCCTCGACCATCTCCGGCTTGAACCGCTCCTCGATGCCGCAATGGCAGTGAGGGCAGAAGGCCTGTACGGTCTCCGGCTTGCCTTCCTCCCAATCGAGGTGCTCCCAGAGCAGTTCGAATGGTTCGCGGCAATGGATGCACGGAATTTCGAAGATCCGCATATCGGATTCTTCGTACCGTTTGATGATGATCGACGTCGCCTCGTCGACGGGCGTCGATCCCATCACGATCTTGCGATCGGCGAAGGATGTGGTGCGCTTTTCGGCCAGCTTGATCGGGTCACCTTCCTTGGTGACCTTCATGCCGTCGACTTCGTCGCAGAACAGGTATTTCGTCGTGTGGCGGCGCAGATTGCGCGGCGCCATGGCCGACAGGATCTTGAGCGAGCCACCACCGAGCATCATGCGCTGCGTTAGCGTGTTCCGGCCGTCGAATCGGCCGATCTTCATGATGCCGCGGAGCGCCGGGCTTTCGGTAAAGGCCGGATCGATCTCGTCGACGGCCATACCGCGGGTGTCGTCGTCCGTTGGCACCAGAAGGATCATCGGCGACGGGTCATTGACCGCGGCCGCGCCGATCGATGCGACAAGCGACTTCGTGAAGCCGGTACGGGCGCTCTTGATGACCGTGACGCGCTCAAGCAGCGGATCGCCGATCGCATCAAGGATGCCGCGCTGGAACTTCCATGGTCGGAAGCGGCCGGTGGCCGCAGACGACACGGCAGACAGCCGGAAGTTCTCAGCCGCCCATTCCGAATATGACATGTCCTTCGGCGGGCGCAGCGAGCGCGCCAGGCTGCCGAAAAGGCGCTTTACCGCGCTATTTGTCCGGCTTGACATGGTCCGGATCGCCACCGACGACGCTGGCCTCTACCTCGTCAGCGAGGTCGTTGAGCATGTCCTTCACCAGCGTGCGGATGGTCTCCGCATCGTGCGCGGTGAGATGCGGGATCATCGTCCGTGCCTTGCTGGGTATCGACAACGCCGCCGTCTTCACGGCAGTGGCGAATTTCGACCAGCTTTCCGACACCTCGTCGAGGGTGAGGATGTCGCCACGCATCTGGGCGAGCTTCAGTTCGGCGATCTGCCGGCTGATGCGTTCGCTCGCCACCCGTTCATCGTTGAGCGGATTGGTGCGGCCTTCCTCTCGCCCGGCCGCGGCGTTGCGGAGCTTCTCAATGTAGTTTTTGATCGACTGCCGGGTGAAATATGTCCCGTTCTTCGGCGCCTTGACCAGCACGCCTTTGGCGTCGAGATCGCCCAAAGCGCGGATCGAGATATCCAGCAGCAACGATAGATCAGGCTTTGTGCAGATGTCCGGAATCCAATTTCCGGCCACCTTCTTCGTGCTTTTGACCATTCAGGTTCCGATGACGCGAATAATCTGCCTCAAGACGCGCTGCTCAAGATCGATCGCGGCATAGCGTTCGGCCGCTGGCACATTCGGGCGGGTTGGTTTTGCGAACTCGTTGGCGAGCACCGCCATCGATAGCCGTTTCAGTGGGTAGCGCTCGCTCGACGTGCGAACGACGACCTGGCCGCCGGCAACAAAAGCGCCCGGGAACTGCCGTCGCACATTCCAGCCGGTCGCCTCCGCGCCGCGCATAGACGAGACCGACCCGCCGAATTTGCCGGGGGTCAGGTCGCGTACCCATACCGGGTTGCCGTATTCGGCGAGCGGGATGGCAACGTCGGACGTGACGACCTTGGCCTCCATGGTGCTGCTGGCCGAAGCCTTGATCACCTTGGTATGGCCGGACACCCTGCCCTTCGGCACGCCGGTATAGGCCGAGATGCCGACCACGGACAGCCGGCGCTGCTCCTGTGCATGTTCGTTCAGGCCGATCGCGGCCGCCTGCTGGATCCGCGGATCTGACAGGCGCTTGATGAAGGCCTGAAAATCCTGGGACTGATGAAACTCGGCAGTGACCTTCATGGCTTACCCGGCTTGTTCGGCTTCCCGTAAAACCATGGGCCAATCCAGCCTGGTCTATTCACCTGCAAGTCATTGCAGTATTCCAAGGATATCATGCCACAGCCACCACGCTCTTGGCTCATGCAGAAGCGCAAAGCCGTATGATGCTGCAATACTGACGGCGATTGCAGCACCATAGAAAAGCCATTCCCACCACCGTAGCCGGTTCATTTCACATCCATTCCCATTGTCCTGATGGCATGATCTCTTGCAGCCATAGCGAGGGAGAACCGCTCACGCTCGGGGGCGACGGACATGGCCCACGACAGCAGCATGAAGGACAATCCGCTGCGCAGGTAGTAGACCAGCCGGGCGCGGCGGGTGTGCGGAAAGGCTGTGGCGGTCATCGTACGAAAACAATTGCGGCGGTGAAGACGAGGATGAAAGCGAACCACCACTTCAGATAGGAGAATTCGTTGATGTCATTCTCGTCGGTGGGTAGGAAGTCTCGCTCCGTGCCCCGCGGCATGGTGATGTTGCGATCTGGGTCGTGCGGTATCATGTTGCTTTCACTACCGTTCCGACGACGTTGCCGTTCTGGTCGCGGACCTGATCTCCAACGACCGTGACAAGGATCGGCTGCGGCATCCCATCGGTCATATACCGCACCATCGCCTCTGCCTGAGTGGCGTCGAACAGATTCGTGCCAGATGGCTCATGCTTCATTGGATACTGCGTATGCTCGTTGAACGTCCGCTTGAAGCTGATACCGCCATCGGGATTGAAGTTCTCCGGCAGCCTCCAAGTCAGAAAGCGATTTACCATGTGCTTGATTTGGTCTTCGGTCATCTGTCACCTGTTGGTGATGTTTCGATTTCTGCCCTCCGATGAGGACACAAGTCGGAACATCAGAAGCCGGGCGATCGGCCCGGCCTCCG